GGCCGAAGCAAGCCAGCGAATCTGCGCGATCAGGTGAGCAATATGCAGAAGTGGGCAACACCACAGGCGCGGGACTACCGGACGGGCGGCGCGGATCGGTGGCACAATCCAGAGCGCTCGCGGAACTTGAACGATCAAGTAGCGGCACAAAAATGGCCGACTCCGCAAGCCTCGGACAACCGAGACAGGGGCAACATGAGCGACCCCTCAATTCAGAGGCGCATAGCAATTGGCAAGCAGATAGGGCTATCAACGGCTGTGAAGCCGGACGCATCAGTTGGTGGGACGTTGAACCCAGATTGGGTCGAGTGGCTCATGGCGTGGCCAATAGGGTGGACAGACTTAAAGCCATTGGAAACGGCCAAGTTCCGAGAGTGGCAGCGGTCGCATTTGAATTGCTTAGAGGGAGGCTAGACGCATGACCAAGCAAAACCACATTGAGTCAGCGCAATGCAAAGCGCTAGAGAAATGGCGCGAGTATCAAGAATGCGCGTGGCCCGAGCTGGCATGGCTATTCCATATCCCCAATGGCGGCAACAGAACAGCGCTGCAAGGCGCAATACTAAAGGCAGAAGGCGTAAAGGCTGGAGTGTGGGATTATCACCTGCCCGTATCGCGCAAGGGATCAACAGGGCTATGGATCGAAATGAAGGCCGAAGGCAGAGAAAAAGAAAAAAACGGAGGCCTGACAGACAAACAAGAAAAATTCGGTAACTTTGTGCGTTCCCAAGGAGCAAAAACCAATGTATGCTACACAGCACAAGAAGCTATTGACGTTATTAACGCATACTTGAGGATGCCGAAACAATGACAGACCCGCGCAAGCTAATGGCAAGACTAGGCGCAGCAAGCCCAGCGCTAGTACGTCAAATGCAGCTAGGAACGCATGTAGTGTCCATGCCAGATTTTTCGGCACAGGACATAGCAGCAGCGCTAACACAGATTGAAAACAAGCTGGCACGAAGGATATACGAATGGTTTTGGTGGCCTGCTTATTCGACGGCATCTAATAGCGACGAAATAACAAAAGAGCTTGTCAATCGGTTCGCCAGACACATAAACCTAAAGAAAGCCCAGAAGAAACCTAGCGGGTTTCCACAACTAAACAAGGCAATAACAAAGAAGGGCGCAATAGTAGCGGTTAAAAGAATAGCGCACAGCGCGCTAGTAGAGCTAGCACACCGAAACGACTGCAAACACTGCCACGGCTACGGACTGGCCCCTATAACAAACGAAAAGAAAATAGGCATAGCTATCGGTAATTGCCCAAAGTGCGCAGGCAATGGAGTGATACCTATCAGCAAGTCCAAAAGAGCAAAGCTAATCGGTATTAGGTATTCAACTTACATTAACAACATTCAGCCGTACTACGATTGGTTTCTGAATGAAATTAAAGACCTTGAAGCCGAGGCGGTGCGGCAGCACTCAAAGGCGCTCAGTAATGAATAATGACCCGAATCAACCAAACAAGCCATGGGAGTGGGTATCTTTCGGTGACGGATCGAAAGAAAAAACACCTAAAAGCATAACCGACTACATAAACAGACAGCGAAGTAAGGCCAAGTTCTATAAAGCACTTAATAGCATATGCAATGAAGTGTTGAGCAGCAGGACAAGCACCACCACAATTGAGCCATTGATGTTCGAGAAAGAAAACCCACAATAAACCTAACAGGATAATGGCGGCTTAACAAAACCAACGAAAATCTAACGATATGAGCAAAGCAGAGTTCTCAATACCACCAAAAAACCGTGTGGCAGCACTAAGAGCCATGTGCAGAGAGCTTGTCCAAGCAAGTCCAGACAGATGGCTAAAGGTCAAAGTCGCTGTTCACAAAGAAGACCGCTCAGCAGCACAGAACAGAGCGCTATTCGGCGTGGCATACGCAATCATCAGCGATGTAACAGGTAACGATAAAGACGACCTGCACTTTTACTTTTGCTGTTCATTCTTTGGTACTACGCACGTGAATGTCTTTGGTAAGTCAGTACCCAGGCCAGTCAGGACAACAACAACGGATGAGAACGGAGCTTATGACTTAATCAATACTGCTCAGTTCTGCGAGTTCTATGCATTGGTACAGCGTGAAAGCGCAGACATGGACATTTATGTACCAGACCCAGACCCAAGATTAAGGCGAAAGTAATGCTTAAACACAGCACAGGTAGCCCAACAAAGGCACAAAGCAAACGATTCGAGCGCATGAAGATGCAAGGTGCTTGCATGGCATGCATTGTTGCCGGTATTCAAGAACAATGGCAGTACATCGAGATCAACCACATTGTTGATGCTAATAGCAGGCTAGGCCATGATGAAACATACAGCCTATGCGTTTGGCATCACAGAGGAACCAATCAAGGCTACAAAGACCCAAGCAACCCAGGTATGGACAGGAGAATATCTGATCTAAGGCGCGAACTTGGGCCAGCGCTTTCTGGCATTAACTCAGAAAGCGTGATATTCCATGAAAAATTCGGCAGCGATAGCGTTCTGCTAGAGCTTCAAAACCTAATATTAACGGAAGGCGTGAACTGGGATGAATACGATTCGTTTGTCGCTTGACAGTACAGCGATGCAAGCATTAAACCAAAGTGTGTCTAATAACCTGCTTCTTGATCAGGTAAGCACAGCAATAGTCACTGGCGCAGGAGTATTTGGTCAATCATATGTATTGCGAGACGCGGTAAAGCGCGGCGTCTTTGGTATGATGGTTGACTATTACAAGACAGAAATAAAAAATAAACAGCTATTGACAGGAACGCATTAGCGCGGTAGTTTACCTACATTGCCAGACTAGCCACCAACAAAGAACACGTCCTCCCCTGACGATTTATCCCTGCCAAAAGCAGGGATTTTTTTTGCCACCCACGCCACGCAATGTTTCCACAATAAAGCCAGCCGTGAGGCTATGCCGGAAACATATACCCTCAAGTGATGCTTAGGCGTGAACAAGATCGGCAGCAATGCCGATCAGTCTGAATAAGGCTGGCTCTAGTCCGTGTGGTGGTGCGCGGCCTAGAGCAAACTAAAAGTAATACAAAACACTTGTAATACAAATATGTCCTTGGTAAGATGGGAATGGCTAAATAAAAGCCTATCACTTGAGGACAATATGAACAGATACGATCAGATTTGGGATGATTTGGTAAGTAAAATATCACCAGTGCCACCACCAATAGCGCCAGGCGAGCTAGTCATTAAAGACATTTGCGCAGCAATAGAGCGGAAAATTTCGTCACTAAAAGAAACAATTGAAGAAGCGCGCAATCGTGGCCCAGAATGGCGCGACTCTGCGATTAACCAATCACTTAGAATGGTAGCTTTGCAGTCATGTCTAAACGCGATCAAAGCCGAAGGATGCACACAAGTGGATGGCACTCAGCACAATACAGAAGCAGACGCGCAGATGTACGCGATGCGGAAAATAGCACCACTGCTAGCAACGGCCTGCTTTAACGAAAAAATACTAAAGTTCAGAGACAAGCCAGAACACCGAGATCGAGCAGAACAAGTAGTATTTGGCATGCTTGAAGCTACAGAGTGCGTAGGCAGGAAATACGTTAGCAAAAACAAAGAATATCTATGTAAAGCACTGAATATTGCGCTATTTGTCAATGCAGCCCGTACACACATGCCGCAATCGTTACGGTTCGAGATATTTGATTTTGGCACTCGTTTAACTGTAGTAGAAGCATGAAAAAGCAAAAAAAAACAGCTAATGATGCTACTATATGCTTTCGAGTACCAGCCAGTTTAAAGAAAAGCTGGGAAAAGCAAGCGAAAACCAAAGGCATGAAGTTAAGCCCTTGGCTACTAGCTAAGCTTAGAGATTCAAAAATCGAATAGCGCCCACGCGAAGGGAGCTGCACCACTAAGCCTAGGGAAACCTAGGCTTTTTTAATGCCTAACCACAGGAGTAAACCAATGAAAAAGCTACAAGAATGGTTCGATACATACCGCGAAGCCTGCTATGGCGCGCTGCTAGTATTGGTCGGCCTAGTGCTCTACTATCAGGGCAAGGCGATTGATCCGCATTCAGGCGCAGATATCGTAAATAGCTTAATCGAGCTAGCGCTATTTGCTTCATTTGCATTTATCTGCATGGGACTTGCTTGGTTTTGCCAGTCATTATACTTCCGAGACTTAACAGACAAGGAAGAAAATAATCTATTGGAAAAGGTTTACGGAGATGATCAGCATTACTGGCTTTTGGTCAAACACAGATTAGAAATGGCCGGATCAATGGCATTTATTGTGGTTTTGGCGCTCATTTGGTACGGCTTGCGATGAAATCAGCCGTATCATTATTACTTGTTGTCGTCCTGTGTTGCTGTGCTGCAGCTCAGACTGAACCAAACGAACCACAGCCAAGCACCGTTCACAGTATTGGAATGGCAATTGCTAATGCAACGCCAGATCCGGCACAAATACAGCGCGAAGCAGCTATACATCCTTTAGCTAGAGACTTGATCGTAAGCTTTGAAGTAATCGGACAGAGTTATTACAACCGAAAACTTCAAGGGATCATATGCCCAGGCCTTCACAGTGGCCCTACATGGGCTATCGGCTATGACGGGGGCCATCAAACGAAAGCCACAATAGCCGCAGATTGGAGCAACCACGCACAAAGCGCCAGACTTGCGATGACTTCCGGTGTCATTGGGCAAGCAGAATGCTCCAAGTCAGCGCACGCGCTCAGTGATGTGCGCGTGCATTGGGATATAGCGGTTGAGGTGTTTGATCACGCTACATTGTGGACGTACCGCAATCGAGCAAGAAACGCGATGGGCAAAGAAGTGTTTGACGGGCTTCACCCTATTGCTCAGGGCGCTTGGGTATCCACAGTTTATAATCGTGGCGCTTCGCTAAGAGGCACAAAACGCACGCAGATGGCCGTAATTGCTAATGTATGCGCGCCAGCGCGTGATTATCAGTGCATGGCAGTGCAATATCGAGCAATGCCTAGCATATGGATAGGCACTAGCGTTCATAAAGGCCTTGAGCGTAGGTACATAGAAACGGCCAAGCTGGTTGAATCCATCGGAAAGGATGCTTAATGGAAAACATTGTTGTTACATCACAAGAGCTTATGAGCGTATCCATATGGGTAATAGGCATACTGGGTTCATTGATTGTGCTAATAGCTGGCTGGCTAGGGTTCTTCGTTAAGAAATCATGGGTGGCAATGGCCTGTTCAGTGGAAGGCATAAACAAAACCCTCCATGGCGACCATAAAACAGCAGGCCTTATGCAGATATTCAAGGAAATGCAAACGGATATAACGGAAATAAAGGCAGACATAACAGAGGTTCGGAAAGAGACAGAGTTGAACGGCGGGGAAAGGCTAAAAGATTTAAGCAAAAGCGCAGCAATTGATTCAATTATGCTGCGAGGCCAGCTACATAGAAGCATGGACTTGGATACTACGAAAGCGTATTTTGAAGCCAATGCAAAAGGCGAATGCACATGGGTTAGCTCAACATACCTTCGCTGGCTTGGCGCTACTATGGATGAAGTCAAAGAAAACGGCTGGATTGGATTTATTGATCAAGAAAAGCGCGACGATGTGCGCGAAGAATGGGCCTACGCAGTAATTAAAAAAATGAGCATTCAATCAGAATTTATTATGCGAAACAGCCAGAGAACAAAGCGCTTTGGTGTTATGTCTAGCGCCAAAGCCATCAAAGATAACTCAGGAAGGCTGGTCGGCTTTATAGGTGAAATGGAGCTGGTAGGCGACTTTTATACAGAAACCACACAAGAGGCTTAATCATGGAACCAATCACCACAGCAAAAGTTATGCAGGCCGCTTGGGGATTCCTCGGCTGGCGCGGCGCATTGGCGTTTATAGCTATCATGGCGCTACTGTTCGTTACCCAGTGTCAATTGCCTGCACTTAAAGAACAAGTCACAGCACAGATAGGTACGATAGATGCTTTATCAGAAGCCAACACGAAGTACGCCAAAGTCGAAACAGAGCGCGCCAAAGAAGAAGAAGCCAGGCAGCGCGAAGCCGTGCGGATCGACAAAGAAAACAAAGTAGCGCTTGAGAAAGCAGAGAAGGCCAAGCTACAAGCCCAAGCCAATCTATACAATTTTAAGCGGCGATACAAAGACCGTGATCAAACCTGCAGTGAAGCCTTATTAGCGCTTGATGCAGCATGTCCAGACCTAAAGGATTACTAATGCGATCAATTATTCTTATTGCAGCATTGCTTCTATCTGCGTGCGCAACGCGCATTCATGATCCACAAATCGTTTATGTGACCAAGACAGTCTATGTGCCTATTGATGATCAGCTAATAGTGCCACACCCGATAGCAAACGGAAGCTTAGCCGAATGCCCAGAGGTAGCAGCAGAGCGTAAAAAAGAGCTAATCCAATGTAATTTAGACAAGGCAGGCATTAAAAATATTTCAGGCACACAAAAAATTGAGGATGAGCCGTAATGTCATTAAGTTTTGCTAAGGTGTCGTACAAAGCTATTCGCGGGATGACGTGGAATGAAAGCATACAGCTACTCGATGAAACAGGAGCGCCAGTAGATCTTACTGGATCAACGCTGATGATGCGCTTGCGTGCTGCTATTGGCGATGATGCTTATGTGATGGAGCTATCAACATCAAACGGTAGGCTTATTGCAGATACGCCAGAGACGAGCGGATGGATAAAGTTAAGCATTAGCGCAGACGACATGCTGGCATTTCCAGAAAACAATCACGAGATTACAAAGTATGTCTATGATGCTACGCTCATACGCGCAGGATCGCCCGAGGTCAGAGAGCCAATTATAGGCGGCAGGGTAAAGATTCAACCGCAGGTAACTAGATCATGGGAAGCGTAATAGTTCAGCAGGTCAACCGGCCTGTAATAATAAGCGATGTAGGCAGGCAAGGCGCATCTGGCGTAATCCCGCCATCTACAGTCTTGACGCTGGATCCGGTACAGTTCGCATATGGCGATGCTTCGCCAAGAGTCGCAGTCACCTTGCCATTTGCGTGCGAGATTGTATCTGTCCTGTTTCAAATTGATCAGACTTTTGATGGTGTAGGCGCAGCGCTTAGCTTAGGCACGGCAGGCAATCCAGAGCTACTTATGCCGATCAATGGCAATTATCCCAGTGAGATAGGGCAATACGAAAGCTCACCGGCAGCAGAATTAACAATATCTACGGATATTATTATCACCATCACCCCAGGCGCAGGCGCTACACAAGGTTCCGGCGAAATTATTTTTAATGTTTCAACATAACAGGAGGCTAAACAAATGGCCGGTAAATTTACAGACTTATTAGGTACGGTATATAACAAGTTTCGCATCGGCCTTGGTGGCCCAAACATCAAGAACAACGCTGGCGTAGTAGAGGCGCGTGATCCCGCCGATGCTGCTTATGCAGCCGTGGCAGCGTTGCTGTTTTCAACATATGGCGACGACTTCGAGCTTAACTCAGGGGCCACGCAAACCGGCAACGACTGGACACTAAGTTTTCGCAGGCCATCTACAGGCATGACGGAAGATGTGGTGCTTGTATGGCCGAATACTGCACCTACTACCGGACAGGCGCTAACCGTGGCATCTTATGCTGGCGGTGTAATCACATTTACTTACACAACAGTAGCCGCTGGTACAGACAAGATAGTGACCGACGCTACAGCATTGACATTCGACAGTGCCGCATCGCTTGCTATGTTCAACCTACCGGCAAATGCCGTAGTGTTAAAGGTCAGGGTTATTGTGGACACTCCGTTTGATGGCACTGCTCCGACTGTATCGATTGGTATCTCAGGCACGCTATCAAAATATATGACTACAACACAGTCTGATCTTAAAGCCTCGGCTGCAACTTCATTTGAAGTTACGCCCAACATCATTGCAGCAGGCGGTATCGAAGCAATTATTGCTACCTACGCAGCTAGCTCGGCAACTGTTGGCGCAGCGCGCATGCAGGTCGATTATGTGATTCCGAGCTAATAATGCCTTTGGTCATATCTGATCTTGCGATACATGAGGTTGCCGCACTGCCTTCGGCGGCAACCTCTCCAAGCGCACTACTGACATACGCCGGTACTGTCTGGTTCAGTGATGGTACGAGCTGGGTTAATCTTGGTGCAGCAGGATCTGCCGATTGGGAGACCATAACGGCATCGCAAACCGCTGTGTCGAACGTGCGTTACATAATGGATAACGTAGCTACGCAAGAGCTGACTATTCCGGCTAGTGCTCAGCAGGGCAAGATATTTGCTCTACATGCCAGAGGTGCTGATCACAGATTGGTGGTAAATGGTAATACGATAGATCACACCGGAATCACGCCAGGCAATGATATTTTGGTTGATGAAGGTGGAACGCTAGTTTTGGCCGCAGTATCCACAGGTGTTTTGCGAGTTATCAATGCTGCTAATGTGTCTGTAGCTGCAACGGCAGTAAATGCAAGTGATATCGTCGCAACGAAAATCGGCGGTGCTACGCATAATGACCTTCAATCGTTGCTGGATCTAACAAGCTCTGCAGGGCATTTAGATGGTGGAGTCATCACATCAGGCGGCAGCAATTTAATTGACGTGTCGATTTTGAAAGGGCTTGTCCGTGCAACTGACGATGATACAAGCACTTTATTCCCGTTCGAGGCGCCTGTTGAGATAGGCTTGAGCGTACCTGTAAATACAATTAGATACGTTTATCTTGATTACAATGGCGGATCACCTTCGGTTAATGTAACAGCTACAAACGATTTTAATTACAGGACGCAGTTTCCTCTAGGCTACGTGATCAATGAAGGCGGAACGCTTTATATCGTCAATAATCCGCATAGAGCAGGCGTTTCTGCGGATAGGCTCGCACAGCAATCAAACAATCACAATGCAATAGCGCGTGAAGATTCGCTTACGGCATTGATGCTTAGCTCGCCTTCTGGGCTGAAAGTAGCGACAACTGCAGGCTATGTCTGGCACAGACAAACGCGAAAGCTACTAGCGGCCGTCAATACCGCAGAAACAGGCACATATGACAGATATTACCGCGATGGCGCTGGCGGATGGACAAAGGTTTCGGCACAAACCGACACAACACCAACAGTTTATGACAATAACACCGGCACGCCGGTAACACTTGCAACAGGTAAGTGGTCAACTAAGTGGTGGTATATCGATTATCAGGGCAGGTTGGCCGCGCTGGATGGATGGGACTTTTTTGATACACAAGCGCAGTGCGTTGGCGCGGCTCAAAGGCCTAACTCAATGCCGCTCAGGCTTCAAGCAGGCGCTCTATTCATTGGGCGCACTGTCCAAAGAAGCAACGAAACAACCATATCAACCATTATCAGCGCCTTTTCAACGAGGATACAGGGCATGCAAGCGCCGGTACGGATTACTGTTGGCCCTACAGCACCGTCAAACCCCGTGCTTTATGACTTGTGGATTGATACGAACTAAATCACCGAACACCCATCTATTAAGGAGCATAAAAATGGTTGAGATATCAGGGTTAGTCGACATTGAAGCGGCGACTTCAAATAGTCGCAAGCTAATTTTCCACGGAGTCCAAAATAAAAAGCTGGTCTATTCGACAGCTTTTGGGCAACACATTGAAGTAAGCCTTCTGGCAGCCGAAGGCATGCAGCGTGAAGTGCGCGCATCTGAATATGTGGCTCTACTAGAGGCGCATAACTATCGTATTGAAAACCCACGCTGTGGAGAAGATTAATGGCCGGACATATACCAGTACCAAACGAAGTGATAGCAGTGTTTTTCGAGCTTCGGGCGTTTGAAGATTTACACAATCTACAGCCTGCATTGTTTTCTGAACTCTATAGCGAGGGTGATGATAAAGCCCACTTAATTTCAGGCATTGCTCGAGCGTTAAAAGTGAACGGCGTGCCAGATATCGAGTTAGACCCAAAAGGCTGGGTGCTGTTTATCATGAATGAAACGCTTGAGTTCATCCAAGATTTTAGCGTGCCGGATATCAAGACGATCATCACAAACGAGGATCGTGAATCAATCGCTGACTTGGCGGTTATTCGGATAAACGGGATTCGTCCGTTTGCATCACACCAAGACTGGGATTCGATCTTGGAAAATTTTAACGAAATGCTCAATAACGCGGTTTAAGCAATGCCAATCACTATCCCTAGCGCTGCGGTTGAAACATTCAACGCGACATCTGCACTATCGCACAGCGTCAACTTATCAGCAGCAAGCGTTGGGGACGTGCGCGTCATTCAGATCAACGGCTCGCCCGATGGCACGGGCACGGTCGGTAATATATCTTTACCGGCCGGTTGGACGCAGGCCGTTGCGCAAACAACAACTGGCGCAGCATCAAACTCGATGCACGCAGTATTTTATCGGCAGGTGCAGGACGGCGATCCGAGCAGCATCACGGTAACGCACACACAAACGCAAACCATCGGCGCAATTTGCGCGACGTATGCGGGGGTGCATTCAGCAGTGCTGGATGTTACACCGCCAGCGATGACAACCGGCGCTGGCAATGCGGTTTCGCCTTCAATTACGACCGTAACAAACGGCTGCCGGATACTGCGTTTTGCGATCAATGATGGTGCGCCGGGCTTTACCGATGCTGCGATACCCGCAGGCACTACGCTACGCGGCACGATGGCAAACAACCCGCCGAGCAACGGCATGAATATGGGCTTTGCCGATGCCGAGCAGGCCACAGCGGGCGCGACCGGCACGGCTACGTGGTCAGGCGGCGCAAGCGAAGAATACGTGGCCGCTACGATTGCTTTGCGGCCAATCACGGTCACGTATGAGCAAGAAGGTTATCGGTTTAGAAACGATGACGGCAGCGAGTCAGGTGCAACGTGGAAAGCCGCACAAGACGTTGCGGCCGAAACGCCAAAAAATACCAATATCAGGATACGCGTACTGAGCAATGCAACCGGAGATGGTGCGGCTGCGACAGCCACGCTGCAATTTAAGCGCAGCGACGAGGCTGCAAGCGAATGGCGTAACGTCTAATGGCTTTTGATTACACTAATTTTTTAGACAACGACACGGCCATTGAGGCAGATTTTCGTTTTACAAATCGCGCGGGCACAGTACAGCCTGCAGGCAGTGGCCTTGCGGTAACAAACACCGCAGGCGAGTGGTGCTTGGGTGTAAATTCAACAGCATCAACAGGTACAGGGCCGAGCGCTAACCCGCCCGGTCGGGCTGGGTTTGTATATACAGAAACTTCTTCCCCCGCTATTTCGTCAGTTTGGGCGATTAAGCGAAATATAAGCTTTAACAATAATACGCAAAACGTATTTTTAGACATTAAGCACAACCTAAATATATTAGTTACCGCTGCTTATTACGTTGAATACGCAATTGTGGCCAGCCCGAATGAAACAACAGATTGGACGATACTAACAACCGTGCAGGGCACAGCCACCGATGCTTGGCTTGACCGCACGTTTGATTTTTCTGCGGTGCCGAAAACAAGCACGCTTTGGATACGCATTCGTTTTAATACTCCTACGTCTGATTTTGTAAATGATATAGCGTTTAGCACATGGAGAGAGTATGGAGTAGACAGCGCAGGCATCAGCACGGTAACGCCGAGCGAGTTTGATTACGACAATGCAAACGTCGTTATTGCTGGCCTGAATTTTGGTGCTACGCAAGGCGCGGGCAAAGTTTATATTTCTGATGCTGCAACTCTGGCAGGCTCAGCGAACGAAGTTGATGTATCTGCTGCGATTGTTTCGTGGGCAACTGGCTCTGTATCGCTAAACTTAAATAATCTAAACTCTACCGCGAAAAATTCACTATCAACACTAGGCCCGAGCGCTTCGCGATGGGTGATACTGACTAACAACTCAGCGCAAGAATACAGCAAACAAGTAACTACACATCGTGCCAAGGCGTTTATTCTTGCGGCATCTGCCCACATTGCAGCATCAGGCGCTAATACCACGGCGCAACTGATCGCGCCATCAGGCAAGACCACCGCAAACTTTGGTGGGGGTCGAATACAAGACGATGAAAACCCAAGCGATGCAATTGATTTAACGAACAATCAATATCGAGAGGATGAGTGGTGCGTTAGCGCCAGTGATGCATCTAACGAAGGCAGCACATACCAATTTCGTGTGCTGATAAACGGCAGCGCGCAAGGCACGATAAGCCAAACGCCAGCAGTGACAATTACTGCAGCCGCTACAGGCGGTAATATCAAGTATCACGATGGGGCCACATTCGGTCTAAAGCCAGCAAAGGTTTGGCTAGGCTCATCTTTTGACACTAAGCCAGCTAAGTTTTGGAATGGTGCGACATGGACAACAACAAGTTAATTTCTTTACGGAGGCATAATGCCAGATATTTTATTATCACAGTTTCTAGGCGCAGTATCCGGAGCAAAAAAGCGTTGTCTTTTAGAGGTCAATAGCAACATTAGCCTGACTACTGGGGCTAACACCTCAATAGGTTGGAGCGCAGCGGTATATCAAGATGGCCATGCTTTTTGGGCCATAGGAAGCCCAGATCAAATCGATATCCCTTCGGATGCAAGCGCAGTGCGGATCACAGCACAATGTAGATTCGCATCGAACGGGTCTTTGGGTGTTAGAAATCTATATTTATCGCTTAATGGATCAACAGCATTTGCCGGACGAACATATAATCAATTACCGGCAGCAGCAGCTACAGATATAGGACTGACTATCGCTACGCCTGTAATACCACTAACACCAGGCATAAATGTATTTAGGGTATTTGCATTGCAGGATTCAGGCGCTTCATTGGACATTGTTGGTCTGAGCGCAGGCATTAGCCATACCTATGTATGTGTCGAAGTGATTGATTAGTTCTTGAAATACACCACAGGACAAACAATGAAGAATAAAACTAAAACGGCCGCCAAGAAGCAGATAATGAACGCTAGGCACATTGACTTTATTGGCAAGCTAAAACAAGGCATGACTTCGGCTGAGGCATCGCGTGCGGTAGGTATTAGCGAATGCTATGGCAGGCAGCTTATGATGAAAGAGCAGTTCCAAGTGGCGCTTAAAGAAGGCCAGAAGATGCTAGAACAGGCCAATAATGCAACAGCGCAGCGGGTTATTTTGGAGCTAGCAAGAATCGCTTTTGCAGAGCCTTCGACGTTCTACAATGAAAATGGAACAGTGAAGCAGCCGCATGAATGGAACCACGAAATGCGATGTGCTGTTTCAGGCATAGAGACATTCGAGGAATTTCAAGGACGTGGCGAAGAAAGGGAGCTAATCGGCTTCACAAAGAAATTGAAGTTCTATGATAAAAACGCGGCGCTTAAATCATTAACAGGGATACTCGGACTGGACTCAGCACCTAAAGCGCCGGTAGGCCCAGACGGCAAGCCTTTGCCGCAAACGCAGGTAACAGGGTACATTGTTGTGCCAGCTAAAGACATTGCAGAGGGCAATGTAGATCAAGCCATACGAATAAAACAGGCCGGAAATGGCAAGTAAAGATTACGAGATCGTATGGACACCACAAAAGAAGCAAATAGAGTTCTTGGCATGTCCTGACTATGAAGTATGTTACGGAGGGGCAGCAGGCGGCGGCAAGTCCGATGCACTTCTAATAGATATATTAGGACTGCAGCACAATGCGATTTCTAATAAAAATCACCGTGCGATTATATTCCGGCGCTCTTTCCCAGAGCTGACAGATTTAATTGATCGCTCGCATGAGCTGTACCCAGCCTCGATACCTGGTATTAAGTACAACAAAAACGACCATTTTTGGAGCGCGCCGAGCGGAGCAAAGATATATTTTGGCTACCTTGCTCACGATAACGATAGATTCAAGCATCGTGGCAAAGCCTACAATGTCATTGACTTTGACGAGCTAACGCTATGGCCTACGCCTGTTTGCTATGAGTACCTAATATCGCGTAACAGAACAATCGACCCTAGTTTGCCTAGGTATGTGCGATCTGCAACGAACCCAGATGGCCCAGGTCAAAAATGGGTTATGGAGCGCTTCGGCATCAAGCCGGACGGCAAAGCAAGCATGCGTAAGCTGGAAATAATGCGCGAAGTCAAGGATGGCAAAGGCGGCTATATCGAAGTGCCTGAAACAATTATCAGGCGGTTTATTCCGGCAAAACTGACAGATAATGAATATCTGCGCGGCACAGGCTACAGAGAGTCATTGATGAACCTGCCTCCCGACGAGCGCGAGGCGCTATTAGATGGGTTATGGAGCGGCAACAGAGTCAAAGGCGCTTTCTATGTAAACGAAATGCAACGCGCCAGGGCAGAAAACCGGATAGGTAAGGTTCCGTTTGTTGCAGGTATCCCAGTAAATACCTTCTGGGATATTGGGTTTAATGACTGCACGGCCATCTGGTTCCACCAACAAGTAGGGCTGCAACACAGGTTTATTTATGCTTACCACAACAGCGGCGAGTGGTTCTCGCACTACGCAACGCATCTGCTGAAGTTGTCGCAGGAGCGCGGCTACGTGTATGGTACGCATTACTTGCCGCATGACGGCGCAAATAACACTGTACAGACGGGGAAAAGAAATATAGACATACTTGGCGAATTGATGCCGAACCATAAATTCGACATAATCCCGCGCACGCCTCATGTTTACACTGGGATTCAGCTTACCCGCGCTGCAATGACCCAGTGTTGGATAGACGAAGAAGGCTGTGGCGATGGGATTGCTGCATTAGATTGCTATAGGAAAAAATGGTCTGAGCCGCTACAAGCATTTACTGATAGCGCCGTACATGACTCATTTTCAGACTATGCTGACGCATTCCGGCAGTGGGGACAGTGGATTGATACCAGACCGAACACAAGCGCTGATCCTGCTTGGATTAAGAAACTAATTGCAATGAAGCGCAATGCTCGACGCAGCGCAATGACCTCTTGAGAAGGAAGCTATGAAACCAGAAACCAAGTACCTAAGCACTTACGGCGAAACCGAAAAAGAGCTTGCCAGAGAGGCATACGGGCGCAACGAGGACATGCATTCCAGAGGCCATGAGCAATATAGCCGCGAAGCACGCAGAAATGATGATATGTACCAAGGCGGCGGTAAACAGTGGAAGCCAGAAGATAAACAAATAATGGAAGAAGACGGAAGGCCTACGCATGAAATAAACGAAATTATGCCTGCAGTCAATGCTGCTATTGGCTATCAAATAGCGAACCGTATGGATGTATCGTACCGGCCCCGTGGTGGCCATGCAGACGCATATACAGCAAAGCTATTGTCGCGTGTGACGAAGCATGTCCTTGATCGAACAAAGTACCGTTATCATGAAACTCAGGCATTTTCTGATGGGCTAATTCAGCAGCGCGGCTATTTGCACGTAGGCATGAACTACGACGATAACGACCAAGGCGAGATACAAATAACATCGCTAGACCCGTTAGACGTGATCCCAGATACCGATGCTAAGTCATATGACCCAAGCACATGGGGCGACATACAGGTGCAGCGCTGGATGAGCGAAGTAGATATTGAGCAATTTCTAGGCCATAAGCTTGCGGAAAGAATCAAGGAAGAAACAAGCCGGTGGACACGTGATAACGAAGATTGGGGCGCTGAATACGGAATCGAGCGCGCAAGATTTGGCAGCATATATGGGCGTGGGCGTGGCTGGCATCAGATAGGCGACATTATCAGGTATCGAATTTTAGATTGGCAGCGCTACGAGTACAAAAAAATGCTTTGCGTTCGATTCCCTACCGGCGACTTCCGGAGTATTGAAGGTGCTCCACGTGAAACAGTACAGGCATTATTGGATGCTGGCCTCTATGTAACAAAGCGCAGAATGCGTGTAGTGCGTAGATCAATATGTTTGCCAGAGTTATGCGTGCATGACGAAATTACACCCTTCTCTAACTTCGATATTGTGCCGTTTTTCCCATATTTTAGGCGAGGAAAGACCGTTGGCATGGTCGATAACGCAATAAGCCCACAAGAAATAACGAATAAAGCAATATCGTCATTTCAAGATATTGTTTCTTCTATGGCAAATAGCGGCTGGTTTGTGCCAGAGGGATCGCTAACCAATATGACCATTGATGATTTTGAGGAGCGCGGAGCGGAAACAGGACTGGTGGTTGAGTACAACCCGAACAAGGGCAAGCCGGAGAAGATCAACGCACAGAACGTACCGCCTGGGGTTATGAAACTGTTAGAGATAGGCGTGAATGGCGTAAAATCCACAACATCCATGGATGAATCAATGCAGGGCATTGATAGTACCGATAAGTCAGGTGTGGCAATTCAAAGCCTGCAGCATGCGGCACAACAAAGGCTAGCGGTTTCTCTGGATAACTTAGAGCGTACACGCTGCATGGTGTCTGAGCGCGTACTAGAGCGCATTCAGTATTATTACATCGGGGAAAGGCTGATCAGGATTACAGAGTCAGACAAGTTTGGTATCGAAAGAGACAGCATGCTAAGCGTCAATAAGTATCAAGACGGCATGATACTCAATGATTTAACAATAGGTGAATACGATGTTGCAATCACATCGCAGCCGATTAACGTCACATTCGATAATTCGCAGTTTGATCAAGCCGAGCGGTTAAGGACAATGGGGATTCCTATTCCTAATCATGTGATGATCAAGCTATCATCTTTGGCCGACAAAGAAGAAATAGCGGCAGCAATGCAGGAAAGCCAAGGCCGCGCCGATCCAGAAGCAGAAGCAAGAGCCGCGCTAATACATGCTCAAGCGCACAAGGCCAAGATTGAAGCCGTGAATAAATCTGTAGAGGCGATGTTCTCATCAGTAAGAACGGCTCAAATTGTAGCGACTATGCCAAGTACATCAGCGCTTGCTGAACAATTATTGAAGTCAGCAGGCTTTGAAGATCAAGATGCAGCGCCATTAGTTCCAACAGTTGATCCATCGCAAGTACAGCCACCACCAGAAAACACCAACCCACTTACACCAGACAATCCAGACGTAGGAATGAACGTCGGAATGACTAGTACGCCTTAACACCACCAAAGAGGAATAGTTATGACCACAGCAAAAACCGAAGATATGCTAGGAACAGTACACCCTGACAACATGAGTGAAGAAGATCGCGCTGAAATGCGTAGCATTGCAGCCGGAAAATCAGACGACTCTGAAAACGAAGAATCCGAAGATAAAGAATTGGAGGCTTCCGAAGATGCCGATGCCGATGCCGATGCAGAGGGCGAGGGCGAGGGCGAATCTGAAAGCGAAGGCGATGCAGCCAAGCCAGAAACAAATAATGATGAAGGCAAGAAGTCAGTACCAAAGATACCCAAGGCAAGACTTGATGAGTCTTTGAGAAAGAGCAACGAACTAAAAGAAGCTAATGCACACATGAGCGAAAAGCTATCATTGCTTGAGTCCATCGTTAAATCAGCAGGCACAGCGCCGGAAACAGACCGTGATTTTGATGCAGAAGCAGCAGCCCTGCAAAAGCAATATGACGATGGCGACATTGACGCAGGCGAGTTATTTGCTAAAGGCCGAGAGATCAACAAAGCAGAAGCAGCGCATATTGCTAAAGTTGAAGAATATAACGACCGAATCAATAGGGCCGCAGAAGCATCAAAGAATGACTGGAATACAGCCGCGCTAGCATGGGAATCAAGAAACGAATCATTTATGGCCGACGAAGGCCGCAAGGCTGCAATGCACGCAACGATAGCCAGTATTGATGCTCAGACGGGCGGGAAATTAACGCCTACTGAGCTATTGTCTAGGGCTGAAAAAATCGCATTCATGGTCGCAGAGGGCGATGGATGGGAAAACCCAAACAAAGAAAAAGAACAGCCTAACGACAAGGTGCGCCAAGAGCGAGAAAAGCAAGCAGCGATTAGGGCAGCACAGGCTTCTATGAGTCCTGACGTTAAATCGACAGGCTCAAGCACGCGAGTAACAGACACGGCAGACGTATTGTTTAATGAACAAAGCAGTTATGATGATTATGCCAAGCTGACAAAGGAACAAAAAAAAGCTATTTTGGAAGGAAAGTCTTGACAACAAGGCGAAAACCCTTGATTATTTTAGCCTAATGATGTACAGGATGCCGCGCCCTGCCAAAGCGCGGCTCATTCGCCAAGTGGCGCTATCGCTGTATGTAGCGAAAAACATACTCAGTGGCTAGGTCAGCAGCTCGTTTTCGTCTAACGATAAAAAGGCGCTTCCGCTACAGGCCAGCGAAATAGGTCATACCTTCCTAATTCAAATTTCCTTAGAGGGAGTATTCTATGTTCACTGATTTTGGCGCAATGCAGCCCAAACAACAGCAGGCGTGGGGCCATTCGGCTTATGAATCGTTCCGCGATAAATTCTTCTTTGATAAATTCCTTGGCACTGGTGACGGCGCTATTGTTGAGCATGTCAAAGAAATTACAAAAACCCGAAAAGGCACGGCATCAGCCATGCTTCACCTTATCGCTGATATTTTCGGCGGTGGCGTAACTGGTGACAACCAATTAGCAGGCCGTGAAACCGATCTGCAAAGCTACTGGCAAGAAATTACTATTGACCAGATTCGTAAAGCGGTAAAAGACAAAGGCAAAATGGCTGACCAGCGTTCAGTTCTACGTTTCCGTGAACCAGCACGCGACAAGCTAGGTCGCTGGCAAGCAGAAACCATCGAAGAACAATTGATGCTTGCAGCATCAGGCATTAGTTTTGCATATAACCTAGATGGTTCTGTTCGTGTAACGCCTAACGCAGAAGATGAATGGACATCATTAGCTTATGCTGCAGATGTAAAAGCGCCGTCCAGCAAACGTCATTTCCGTTGGTCAAACTCTGGTTCAGGCTCGTTGGCAGACGGCGACACAACTCAGGTCGCCGCTACCGATACTGCTAAATACGCAATGATCCCAGAGCTTATTGCCGAAGCTGAATCACGCCGCGTTAAGCCAGTACACAGCAAAGGCAAAGATTACTTTGTTTTCCTAGTGCATCCTAAAACCCTTGCCGCTTTATGGCGTGATCCTGACTTTCGTAATGCGATTGTCACTGGTGACGTGCGCGGCAATGATAATAAGATGTTCTCAGGCGCACAGGTCACTATGCATGGCGCTGTAATCCATTCGTACACGAAGGTATTTAATACTCGTGGCGCTGCATCAGGTAGCAAATGGGGCGCAGGCGGCGCAGTAGATGGCACGCGCACACTATTGCTAGGCGCGCAAGCGCTTGCACTCGCAGACTTGGGTTCCCCAATGTGGGAAGAAGAACAAACTGACTTCAAGAACAAGTCAGCTATTGCCGTAGCTAAAATGTGCGGTATTCTCAAGCCTCAATTCCACTCTGTCTATGACAACAGCACTCAAGACTTCGGCTTGATGGCTCTTGATCATGCGGCCTAACCTGGAGCTAAAGCCATGACTATTCTTTACAAGGCTATTCGCCAACAAACAAAATCGGCTTTAGTCACTTTTGATATTGCCGATCTTCCTGCCTCTACTTTTGTCCCACTTGTTGACCTACCGGCTAATGCGCTGGTAGTAAGCGGTGAGGTGATTGTCGAAGTAGCGTCTGACACTGTGACTACTGACGTTCTTGACGTTGGCACATCGGGCGCACCTAACGCAAACTTGAATGACGCGAACTTTAAGGCCGTAGGCCGAACTGCTTTTTCGTCAAACGGCGCACGCGGCCCACGTACTACGCTTGGCATCACCCGCACACCAGTAGGCGGTGCAGGTACGGTAGGTAGCGGCATGCTACGTGTTGAGTACGTCCTTTTGGGTGCTGGCACAGAAACAGAAGGCTAATAAGGGTGCATAAAGCACCTTAAAAACAGAAAAGCACGTCTAATCAGCGTGCTTTTTTTCAACCACCATCGAGGAATAACTATGTCAAATGTTGAATTTAAAGCACCGGACGACCGCGAGCCTATCCGTGTTTCGACCACAGAAGGCGGCGCTACTGCAATTGTTGGTCATGAATGGCGAGAGCTGCCTATCAATTTGCACCGATTAGCTATTGCGGCTGGCTGTGAAATTAAAGGCCGTTCGGTCATTGAAGCTGAAAACATCCAAAAACATACCGGCCCAGGCATCGAAGAAAAAGCCATATTGGATGCGCTCAAGCAAATGATTGAGCGTGAAGATGAATCTGACTGGACAAAAGCAGGCCAGCCAGACCTTCGTGTACTTGCCAGCCTATGCGGGTTTAGCCCGAACAAAGAACAAGTATATGGCTTGTTCAACGAGCTTAAAACTGCAGCAGATGAAGCCGACGAAGAATTAGAGGCTTAATCATGGAAGCAAGCGCGCTAGTCAAGTCGTTTAGATCAAGAGTTGATGATTTAGAATCGCCTTACCTAACGAGTGATGCGCTTGTGTTGGACTGGGCAGCCGAGGCAGAAACCGAGGCTGCTACCAGAGCAAGGCTACTGAAAGACAACAGCAGCACTATGACGCAAATAGCTGTTTTATCCGGTCAAAGAACGTACAAAGCAGATCAGCGTATATTTGAGGTATGTAGCGCACTTTGGAATGGGCAAGGAACGCCACTTCAAGTCATTCACCCTAGCCATTTTGAAACACAGATGCCAAGATGGCGCGACCATGAATCGTCAAAGCCTACGGCTATAATGTTTGAAAACAACACGATCACTATTTACCCGAAGCCGACTCAAGCTGGCACGCTCAATCTTGAAGTATATCGAACACCAATATACGACATCGAAGAACTAGACGATGAGTTTGAAATTCAATCAATGCATCAGCGCAGGCTTATTGACTGGGTTCTTTATCGTTATTATTCTCAAGAAGATGTTGAGGTGCGCGATGAAGAAAAGGCTATGGTTTCTCTTGCTCGATTCGAGGATAGCTTTGGCATGAAGTACAGCGCAGATAGCATGAGAAAACAATCTCAGCGGCGCAGACATACAACACGCAGGATTCTTTGCTAATGCCTGTTAAAGACGGCCAAATGATCAAGATTGATGCCGTTGCCGGTATCAACAATCTATCGCCTGAAAATAGCCAAGCAATCAGCGTATTGCGCGAGGCCGTGAATGTTGAATTGTCGAAAGAAGGCAAGGCCAGTAGGCGGCCTGGTAGGACACGTTTAATCGCAGGGACAAAGGTTCATTCTATCTGGTCTGATCCTAAACTTGACTTTGCGCTCTATGCAGACGGCGATTCTATTTTCGCCTTTAGCGCGGATATTCAGCCGCAGCTTGTAACCACAGGGATAAGCAACAATTTACCAATTAGCTATGCGCTTGTGAATGATCAAGTGTACTGGTCAAATTCAATGCAATCTGGCGTGATAACGCTAGGACTTGAGGGTATCCCGTGGGGATGTGTAGAGCCATCCGGCCAGCCATTGTTAGCTGGAAGCAGCGCAGGTGGGTTATATGCCGGAGAGTATCAAGTAGCTATCACTTACAGGGACGTATTCGGGCGAGAAAGCGGTTCGACTTTAGCAAGCGCTGTCCAAGTATCTGATAGCGGCGGTATCGCTTTAACGTCAATTCCTCAACCAGCCATGGGCGACATGGTGTCTGTGGTGCGAATATATGCTACCGCAGCAAATGACACATCGCTAAGACACGTTGCAGATATACCTGTAGGCATGACAAGTTTCAATATCGGCAAGACAAATAGAGGAAAGCTTCTCGATACGCAGCATTTAGTTAAAATGCCAGCCGGTCATATCGTTCGTTATGGGCATGGCCGTATGTGGGCAGCCAAAGGTAAAGAGCTTATATGGTCTGAGCCTTTGCGCTACGGGCTTTATAACGAAACCGATAACCGTATTACCTTCCCCGAACGAATTACAATGGTGCAAACTCTTGGTGACGGCGCAGACGGCGCAGGCGTGTTTGTGTCGTCAGGCAATCGCACATATTGGCTATCCGGCCCTAACCCTAGCGCAATGCGTCAAAACATTGCATATCCGCATGGAGTAGTGGAAGGCACGGACTTAGTGACCCCTTCCGATATATGGGGAATTGAAAGCGTAGTGCCTGTAGTTGCATGGATGGCTACTAATCATAAATTCTGTATTGGCCTACCATCAGGCCAAGTAATGCCAATTAAAAGCAATGAAGCCGTGATAGATATAGGCGAACGCGGAGCATCAATCATCAAAGAAACAAATGGCATCAGGCAGTTTATTTCCGCAATCAGCGCAGCACAACCCAGCGCGCTAAAGGTTTCGGATAGAATAAGCGCAGTCACCGTACACCACGACGGAACTACATCATGATTGCGAATCCAGATGAACAAAATCGGCGCAGAGCAATATGCCAAGCATGTCCATTCAAAAATCTTAGCGGTGGCGGTGCTATTGCATGGTGTGGTAAATGCGGCTGTTTAATAGCAGCCAAGGTAAAACTTAATGGGGCAAAATGCCCTGAATCTAAATGGTAGGAGGAAACAAACCATGCTTAATTTAAGCAAAAAATCGCTTTCGGGCCTTGGCCGTGAGTTCCGCAACAAGAACTTTGAGCTTACAGAAAAAGGTGCGTACTTTAATGCTTCTCGCCTATTCATTGGCGGCGCTTTCGGACATCGACTTGAAGGCGAAAAGCGCGAGATTGCGCCGAATCTTTTTACAGCGCAAGGCCTCAATTATCTGCTTGGCGCAGCCTTCGATGCACAAGCGCAACAAACCGCATTCTACTTGTCTTTGTTCTCTGGAAACGTCACGCCTGCAGGTACTTGGACGGCAGCAAACTACGTGGCTAATTCGACAGAGTTCACGGCATACGATGAAACTACTAGGCCAGTGTGGGCGCGTGGTGATGTAGCCAACCAGGTTTTATCCAATACAGGCACAGAAGCACAATTCACCTATTCAACGGGCGGGCCATATACTATTTATGGCGGCAGCTTGCTAACATCTTCTGTGAAGGGCGGTTCGGCTGGCTTGCTTATTGCTTCGGCACGCTTTGCAACGACCAGAACAAACCAGATTGCCGGTGACAAGTTGTTGATTGATTATTCAATGACCGCAGTTGATGATGGCGCTTAATGGCCGGATCGCGCTACGCAGACTGGCATCATCTTCGCATCTTCGGCAATGAAGATGCGGCGATGGCTGTTTTGCCTTATGCGCGAAAGCTGCTTGGCTATGCCATGCAGCAAGGCAAGGCAAGCAATCTTGGTGTAGCTACAATCCGAAAGCGACTAGAAGATGGCACATTGATCGTTGCTGAAATGATAGGGCAGCAGCCAAGAATTACTATCAGCACAATAGATGAGCCTGTAGAGCAGGAAGATATTGATGTATTTGATGGGTTTTTATGCTGGCCTAGAACACTGGCATCGCCTAATGGAGTAGATGCAGTATATCCGCAGCAGGTGTTGTCGCCGCCAAGCGTAAGCCAATCGTGGGCTTCCTTTTTGTATGATCGTTTTGCCGGATACTGGGAAGCCATTAAAGGCAAAAAACATGCTTATAAGCAAAGAAATGGAGCAGACTTTCTCCCTTCTGGTCTAAGGTTTTATGGCAACGTCGATTGGGAGTCTGGCGAAGGAATAAGAATATCGTGGAAAGGAGCGAGCACACGATACTGGCCTGATCCTGGACTGGTAACGGGCGCGTTATGGGATACAAAGATATTTCATTATGGCCGAGTGATTTTAGACACAGACACATACGAGGCACAGACTACACCAACACCAAATATCAGCCAGAGATACATAAAAGGCGCGGCATTGAGATTTATAGATGGGCAGTGGTGGTTGTATGCGATGCAATCAGACCTGCAAGCCAATCATGTTTACCCTAGATTCGTTGCGCAAGAGCCTCAACCGCCTGATGTTCAAGTCAGCTTATCTGTTTACAGGTATAGAGTAGATCGAGACACGTCCGGACAAGGACTGCCTGCAGCAAAGGTGGTTTTGGGTTCTCACGAACTGGTGTGGTCGCAGGTCGTTGATGAGGCGATAGGCCCGTGGTTTTTTAACCAATCGTGCACTGAGGCGGTTTCGTATTCATTCCCTACTGTATGGCAGGGCGTGGCTTTAAACCTTCCATTAACGCCTTCGGCACACAATAGGCTTACATTAACAATAGATGCCGGTGTGCTGGTATCGGAGTCAATCTCAGTCACAGCCGTTGATTTTGATTTTCCTGAAACAGCAATTGCGTCTGATTATGATGGCGATACACGCATTGACATGACAATTAAAAGCGAAGGCGATGCGACAACAAACGGCATTGTTTATACCGCACGCATTGGCGATCACAGCTATATTCTAACGGGGTATGCGAATAGTTCATGGGATATAAGCTATTTCGCCCATGTGGATATTAGAAAAAACCTGCTAGCAATTCAAAGGTACAGGTATTCAAAAAGCAACGACCTACGGATAGATGATTTGCTTGTGACCGTTGAGCTTTTATCTAAAAACACATCGCATGCGCAAGTCACATATGGCCCTTGGACTAGCGATATAAACGCAATGTGGGCAAATAGGATCGCGCCTTTTGGCATGAATGTTTCTTCCGGCGCGCCATTTCCCTTCTTTGTTGGCAATGCAGCACCATTTTTTCTAGTTTATCGGCAAGGCTCTGCAGGGTATGTGGGCTTGCATGCACATCATCGCTTTAATGTACACACGCAGGCAAATGCAGGTACAACATATGGCGCTGTGGCCGTAGGGTTTTCGTCTGATCGAGCCGACGAAAGCGGAAATATAGATGTAGGTTGTATAGCTATGTCTGGCTCTGCGAGCATGATATCAACGCCCGCGCCTAAAGCCAGCAATGGCGATGATTCTGCAGTCTTTAGCAACATAAAGGAATCTTTAGAAGGCTTAACCGGAATGGCCGGAAACGGATTTAGGGCGCATCCAATAACCGTTTTAGGGCGACCAATTTTTGTGAGGTAGTAATGGCCTGTTTTTGGACTAATGTTAGAAACGCTGTAGAGGATTGTGCCAGTCCGAGTAATTTTGTGCTTGGTGATTTCGGAACCATCGTGCCTTTGATTGGTAGTCCAGTCTTGAACCCGATAACAACGTCATTTCCTGCTTCCTTTGATAACAAAACCAATTATATCACCGGAAGATGGAATGGCGATGGCAGTTCCCCTAGGTATTTATCTGGATATAGCAAAGAACAGGGAGGCAGCGGGATAAACTTCGCTACAAACAACCCAGTGGTTGACACGCCTTCTGGAAGTCAAGTAATGGATCCCTTTTTGATTGGTTTTTCAGCCACGGCAGATGAATTTGATGACGAGATTGTTGATTATGCGGTGTCCGGCAGTCTGTCCCTGGTAAGTTGTTTTATGGAGGTTTACAACATAACAGGCTCGACGATGGACGGATTGAAGGTTTTTGAATTACCAAATTCGACGCTTGATTTCACGGGTGGCTCTGTGACTGTGACACTTCAAACAACGGGAAATACATCGGCCACATACGGCAATGCGACCGTGCTGCAGGATTATGTGAGAGGCTATATATTTCGGATAGAAGGAAGTATCACTACGCAGTCAGGAAGAACAGAAGACGTGGCTTTCAATGCCGCGCTATATAACGAATTATTCTAGGAAAAAATATGCTTTATGTATCACACAAATACAAAGAACTAATACTAGGGCCGGTATCATTTCCTCAGATATTTGCTAATGGTGCGATTGAGCTATACAGCGGAGCCGTGCCAGTTGATGCGGATGCGCCATTAGGGGCAGCTACATTGCTAGGCAGAATATCTAACAATGGTCAGCCATGGGTGTCAGGAAGTGCAGCGAACGGCTTAAAGATGATAAATGCCGGTGTTCTGGTGTTAAAAGACCCAACGCAGTCATGGGTTCTTGTGCCTATTGCTACCGGCGCGCCTACATTCTTTAGGCTGTTGGCAAATGCGCCTGATGATGGGTTATTGTCGTACACGCACGCACGCATTCAAGGCTCGGTTTCAGCCGATCCAGCCGACGATATGACTATATCGTCAGGTACAATTACGTTAGGGCAAAACAAGCCTTTCGATTCATTTACATACACATTACCGCCTGTTATCGGGCTTTAAGGAGAACACATTATGAAAGTAGGTCTTGGTCTAGCCAACGCAAGCATGCAAAATTTTGCGACGGAATTAACCGGCAGCTTTATTTATATTTTTAGCGGCGCTATCCCAGTGGATGCAGATGCCGCGCTTGACATGGTTTCAGTGCATACACAGCTAGTTAAACTGGCAGCAGATGCAGTACCAGTAGTAAACGGCGTGACAGGCATCGCATTTGAAGCCACGGCAACAAATAGAGCAATTTCTAAACTTGCGGCGCAAACATGGGCGGGAGTGAATGACTTTACCGGATTCGAGGCCGCGCAAACGACATTAACAGGCACGTTCTGGCGCTTGTGCCAAGCCGGTGACAATGGACAAGCCGCAGGCCTCACATCAAACCGTCGATTGCAAGGCACTTTAGGCGTTGCAGGAGCCGAGCTTATCTTGACCAGCGCGCAGATTACGCGAAACGGAACCAACGTAACAGCAGCTAATTTTGCACAATTCCGAGTAGCTTAACCATGGCCTTGCTAAAGCTTGAGTCTGTTCGTATTGATAATGGACAGTCGGCCAGGCCAGGCAGTGCAGCAGGCGTGTATTGTCCTCCACTACCCAATAGGCCGCCTGCAATAACAAGGCCTGTTGTAGTGGGATCAGGCGGCACACGTAGCTCATGCCCTTATCCACCTATTCCTGTTTATAGGACAGATGGATTAGTGGTGATTGACAATAGAACCAATGTGCTTATTGGGTACAAAAATGCATGTACCGGCGTGATCACATTTTTTTGATGAGGTATGAATGAGCGCTTCTCCCTGCACATTGCTAAGTAATGGCTGCTATGACTGCGTGGCCGTGCCTGCAATTCCGTTTAGGCCAAGAGGCGTTATATACAGCAATAATGAAGGTTGGAACTCTAACGCCGAAAGTATTGTGAGGCACAGCGGAGATTGCGTTCTAAAATTCGGCGTAGGTCAAAGCATAGGCATTCTTTGCGGCGTGTCGCACGCAGATGAAGGCGACAACATTAGCGATATGTCTCATGGTTTTGTTATCAAAGAAGGGGCAGCTAGTAAGCAATTCGCCATTTACGAAAGAGGCCAACAAAGAACTAGCTTCACAGTTTTTCCAACGACGGCAGAATTTCAACTATATCGTCGATCCAGAGTCGTTACCTATGCCGTGCCGGACATTGGTTTTATCTATAAATCACAAGTAGAAAGCAGCGGCGAAATTAAAGCTGTCGGCTGGCTCTATTTGGCAGGGGATACCATCATATGATTAGTTTTGAAGCCCTGACACAAGAGCCGCCACAGCCGCCTTTGATCGGACAGCTAACCGGCGTAGTGCTTTATGAAGGCGCTATTATCAGTGCAGCAGACGGTTTTATAGATGGCGTTGTTAGCTACGAGGCAAGCTTATCTGGGCACTTTATTACCTACGGGCAAATTAACGGCTCAGTCAATTATGAAACACTAATGACGCAGGCAGCTACAGGCTCTATTGATGGCGTGATTACTTTTTATGCGGCCATGTCTGGCATAGAACTAGGTGCGCTAGATTTCTCTGAGCTTGTCGGCGTAGTCAATTACGAAGCAGACATTCAAGCGTACTCGATAACATCCGGCAGTATAGACACTGAAATAACCTACTCTGGGTTTATGGCCGAACAAGCGTTAGGCATTATTGATGGCGTGGTTACTTATGACGGGCACATCCAAGAATTGCCAGAAGCCTTGCCTGAAAACTACATTAATGTAGTACAAAGCGGCGGGAACACATTTGCCTATACCGGATACAACTTTGATGATATTACCGAATCAGTAGCCGCAGGTGATATTCCATTGGGGCGTGTCCTAGCGGTGATGAGCGAGATACTTGTCACAAAAGAATCTTTGATAAGTAGCGGCGAATTTAATTCATCGCTTTTTGAAAAGCTAGATTTAACAGAGTCATTTGCTTTTATCTTTAGAAACACGCTGATTGAATCCATGCTTGTAGGTGATGGAATGGCAATCAACACGCAAGGGCTGATTAAAGTCATTGATGCATTGTTATTAGGCGAGGTGGCGATTAGCCATGCAGAAGCCACACAGATTATCATATCAGCCATAGCCTTTGCAGATATTGTGCAGGTCAGACTGCGTGAAAGCGTGACGGAAGGGCTATTAGCTGGTGACAGCATTGATCACGCCTTAGAGGCCGCAGCGGCCATGATCGAAGGCCTATTGATGGCAGATGATGCTAATAACCAAGGCTCTATTACCATAATGGTTAGTGATGCATTGAATGTAGGCGAAGCGTTAAATAGCACTGCAGAAGCATTTAACATGATCCGTGAAGGCGCTGGCCTTGCTATCCACATGACGCTTGATACAGGGCAGTACGTTGCTTGGTCGGTCAATACCGAAAGTAAGCACCTAGGGAAATACACGAATTATCCATTTAATTCTATGGCCGGTCTTGGAGGGCGTTATTTTGGCGCGCTCGATGATGGGATATACGCGCTTGAAGGTGATAACGACGATGGCACACCTATTTCATCGAAGATACGCGGCGCTATGAGCAACCTAGGAACCGGCGCATTAAAACGCATGTCTAGCGCTTATGTAGGCATGGAAGCTAGCGGCGATATGTTGCTAAAGATGTTGGTAAATAATCAATCAGGCGCTAAAGAAACGCATGTTTATCGGTTCAAGCCAAGGTCTTTGACCGGATTGAGAGAGGGGCGAGTTAAGATCGGCAAAGGCTTAAAATCTGTTTACTGGGGTTTTGAGCTTGAAAACGTCGATGGCAGTAATTTCGCTTTAGATCAAATTGAATTTTTGCCTATGGTCTTGGAAAAGAGAATCCAAGGCACGGGCCAAGGAGAGTAGATAATGGCGGTTACATTTTGCCCTGATAACAGCACTGATCCAGCCGTATTGTTTGTTGATGGCGGCTACACGATGTTTACGAATCTAGCCAACAAAACCTATGAGTTGGCAACACGAAGCATTAACGACCTAGACGATTTTAATATCGAGCCTGTAGGCTTTAATGCATCGTTTGATTTTAATGGCGAGCTTACCGCGTTTATACGGCCTAATCGTCCTGAGTTTAATACATCAGAGCTTGTGTATAGAGAGCCGGACGCAGTGCCAGATGCGCCTCAGTACGTGAGTACAGACCCAGATATAAGCGTTGCGCCAAATGCGGATATGCAAGCACCTATCATTAGCTTTGGCCCAAGACCTGATGCGCCAAACATTCCATTACCTGACGCACCTCAAAGATTTGCTGATTTGGTGCTGCCTGATAGCCCGACACTATCATTGCCAGAACTGCCCACATTTGAGCAATTGAATTTACCTGCAGTGCCTAATGTTGTACTGACTACATTTAATGAGCAAGCGCCGGACTTTGAAGGCATGGAAATAAACGAAAATTTCCATTTTACGCCTGATGCTTATATGTCTGACCTGCTCGATAAGATCAAAGGCCGTGTCAGCGGCATGATGGACGGCGGCACGGGATTGGCCCCTGCAATTGAAACAGCGCTCTTTGAGCGTGGCCGCGCCCGAGTAGATGAAGAAACACATCGAGCAATACAAGAAACCCACGAAGAATTTGCCACACGCGGTTTCAGTCACCCGAACGGCATCTTGGATGCGCGCCTAAGAAAAACACGGCAGGAAGCGGCTAATCGTGCGGCAGACCATAACCGAGATATTACGATTCGCGTTGCTGATGTTGAAATTGAGAATTTGCGTTTCGCTGTGCAGCAAGGATTGGCGCTAGAAGGCACTTTAATCAATCTGCACATAGAAGAAGAACGCCTATTGCTTGCAGCAGCACAGTACGCCAGAGAAAGCGCTATAGCGATCCTTAATTCAAAAGTGACCATCTTTAACGCAAGGATGGAAGGCTACAGAACAGAATCACAGGTATTTGCTGAGCGCATCCGTGCCGAATTATCCAAAGTCGAGCTATACCGCGCCCAGATCGAAGGAGAGCGCGCCAGAGGCGAGATTAACGAGCAGCGCGCACGAATCTATGCTGAGCAGGTTCGGGGCGTGCAGGCGCTTGTGGACTTTTACAGGGCGCAAGTCGGGGCCGTAGAGTCGCAGGCTAATGTAAATAAAATTGCAATTGACGCATATCGCGCTGAGCTAGAGGCATACGGCGAGCGATGGAGAGCGCATACATCTGAGTGGGACGGGTATAGAGCTTCGGTTCAAGGCGAAGGAGTCAAGGCAGACGTTTACCAAAGTATGACACAGGCTTTTGCTACACGGATAGGCGCGTGGAAAGATGAAAACATGCTTCGATTCGACAGGGAAAGGCTGCGTCAATCATCACATGACCAAAGGCTAAAGGCGTGGGCTGGTGGTTTAGACGTGTTTCGAGCCAAGATAGAAGGCGAACGATCAAGGCTGGCAGCAGCTACCGGACACATAGACGCACAGACGAGAATTTATGCATCAGATGCAGCCATTGAGCAGGCAGCATCAGCAGCCAGCGACAGAACATTTCAGCTAGGTCTTGAGCGCGCTAGAGCGCAGGTAGATACCGAGCTGCAAGCAGCACAAATAGCCGTTCAAGAAAATATATCTATCGTGCAAATACTTACAAGATTGCGCGAGCAACAAACGCAAGCTATTACACAGTTATCAGCGGCCACGATGAGCGCTATGAACTTCTCTGCAGGCGTAAGTAGCAGTAGATCGAAGGGCAGTTCTTGCTCGACCGACTTCAATTTCTCAGGCGAAATTGCAGACGCAGGATTCTAATTGCAAAGCATTTATCAAATTCAAGGAACTAGCATGGCAAAGAAAGAAAAAGACGAATTAAAATATGGCAAACCAACAGCAGGAGCCATTACAGAAACAGATGCCATGGTGGTTCGTCCTGAATCAACAGAGCGCCCAAGCCAAGCAGAATTAGCAGGTCGCAGGGCATCATCATTCATTAGAAACACGCAAGGCGCACTAGAGCGAAAAGCACTGAGTACCGGCGCTGGCATAATTTCTGGGGTAGCGGCAGCGGTAAAACCATTCTCTGACTTTAAGCGAGGGTTAACTGGCGCACAGCCGCAGGCAAATGCAACCCAAGCGCAAACCAATATAGAACCCGCAAATAACCAGACTGGTAATGAAGGTGCGCCGCCTAATAATGTTATCGCGCAGCCGTCTATTCGCAGAACGCCAGTTTATGACAATGCATATATTGCCAATAGGCCAGACCTGGCGAGCATGAAAGACCCAGCGCAGCCAGCTATTCCACAGGCTACCACTCAGCTATCCCGAGTAAATCCGACACAGATTGCAGACGCAACGGTAGCCAAGCAAGGCGGTGTTGCACGCAGGGCGATAGCACAAGCATCTAGCGGCTTGCGTGGTGGCTCAAGAAAAGCAGAGCTAATGCGCCGTATTGAAATGGCTCAAAGCGCTCTGTCCCATCGTGGCAGCCCACAGGCAAGACAAGCGCTTACCAATGCATTGTTAATGCAGATGGGCGGCATTCAAAATGCTGAACAACAATTGCAAACGGCCTCTAATGCCACGTTGTCAGGCGTTGCAGGTAACGAAGTAGCAAACGCACAAAATGAAAACGCGGCTATTTTAGGCAGGGATGCGCAAAACGCTAATGCCGCATTCCAAAACGCACAACTTGAGCGTGCGGGTACGCCGATAGTAGGTCAAGACGGCAATATGTCATTATTGCAAGGCGCGAAGGCCACGCAGATTACAGGCCCAGACGGCAAGCCATTTAGAGGCCAACCAGCCGGTGTAAACCCAGAGATAGTCAAAGCCTATAATGAATCATTCAATACGCTATTAGAGCAAGCCGGTGGAGTTCCGGACGATCCAGAGCAGGCGCAAGCACTAATGCAGAACATAAACGCATCATTGGCGCAAAACCCTACATTTGCATCTTTGTACGGCCAACAATCGCAGCGGCAAACGCCAAGCCTAGAGCTTTTTATGTCAAAAGCGAAAGAAAAAAATCCGAATATGATGGATGATCAGTTAAAGATGAAATACAATGAGCTATACGGAAACTAAGGCGGAACATGACTAAGTTTGTTAATCCATTCGACGAGCCTAATGCAAATGACGAATTTGTAAATCCATTTGAAGCCGATGATGGTGGCTTGCCTAAGTTTCCTGAAAAGAAAAAGTCTGAGTTGACGCGCACATGGGGCGAGGCTGCAAAAGACACCGGATTGCAAATAGCGTCTGGCACTGCACAACTTATTGGCGGTCTTGCCAGTGGTCATGAACAAATGTCGCCGCATAATAGAGTGTTAAGCGGATTGGCTAGGCTGGGAGTAGGGCCAGGCCCAACAACCATGCTAGCAGAAGGCACGGATGCTGTGACTGGCGCAATAGAAGAAAAACAATCTGACACAACCAAAGCAAAAAGAAAAGAATTTAGAGATGTCAAAGGATTTGGCGCTAGTGCCAAGCACTTGATTTCTGATCCTGTTTTATTGGGAGGGTATGCAGCAGAGCAAATACCTACATTAGCAACGCTAGGCTATGGCACGGCAGTAAGAGCAGGTAGTGTTGCTGGCAGAATCGGAGCCAAGGCCACACAGAAAGCATTGGCGCAAGGAGCCACTAAAGAGGCGGCAGAAGAAATAGGCAAAAAAGCAGCTTTAGCAGCAAGGCCGGAAGCATTAAAAGCAGGCGCAGACTTTGCAGCAAAGTCCGGCACTGTTCTTGAAACAACAGACGCGCAAAAAAGCGCGATAAATGACGCATTATCCTTGCCGGAAGAAGTATGGCAGGCAAACGAAGATTACCAGTCATTGCTAGCTAGAGGGTTAGAACCAGGCGCAGCTAAGCGCCTTATGGCTACAGATGCAGGCATGATGGCCGCACTGGTAGCAGCGCCGTTGGCCTATGTCGGTGGTAAAATTTCAGCGCCTTTTGAGGCAGAAGTGTTTACCCGTGGGCTATCTAATGTTGCCGGACTTCGTGGCCTAGTGTCGCTGCAAGGTGCGCGCAAGGTAGGGCAGGGCATCTTGGCAGAAGCCGCTGAGGAAACCGTGCAAGAAGGCGGCAATCAGTTCGGCGTGAATGTTGGTGTCCAAGGCATAGACCCAAACAGAGGACTAATGGAAGGCGTGCCAGAGGCCGCAGCCACCGGCGCAGTGCTTGGCGGCGCAATGGGTGGCGGCATGGGTGCAGGCGGCGTAGCATTATCAAAGCCTCAAGAAGTTCTGTCTAGCGATCCTGACCAACAACAGGCACAAGCACCAGAACCAAAAGGAACATTTACAAGAGCTTTGAACATTGCGGCAAACGCGATTGACGAACAAGCAAACATCTTGCGCCAGAACATAGCGAATGCACGTAATCCAAAAGAACAGCAAGACGCTATTGCAAAACTGCAAGAACACATGGAACAAGGCGGCAGAATGCTGCCGCAAAGCACCATTACAGTCAATACGGCTGGCAATGCAGCCACACAGAGCCAATTGCTACAAAGCGCACAGCTAGAGCAGCAAGCCAAGCAAGCACAATTACAGCGTAACCAAGAGCTAGGTATTACGCCTAGCACGCAAAAAACAATTGCAGCGCGCAATCCTGATTATGCGCAAGAAGCGCCCAAGATCGAGACACAAAAATTACCTGAGATCAATGTAGCTGAGCCTATTGAACAAAAGCCATTGTCTTTACAAGCCGAGCCAGAATCGCAGGATCAAACATTAGCTAAAGAGGCCTTGGTTCGTTCAGAAATTAGCAAAATGCTAGATCGTGGCATAGCGCCAGACAATAAGAAGGTAGCAAGCGCGTTCGGCTTAACGCCGAGGCGTGCTTCTGAACTTCGCAGAGAAGTTCAAATGGAACGAAAAGCGCCAAAACCAGCTAATGCAAAAGACGATATTCAAGGGCAGCGCATAGAAGATGCGCCAGCGCACGATGATACGGCGCAAGAATTAAACAGCGCAGAAGCCAATGAATTAAGATCGGCATTAGCCGCGAATATCAATCCAATTACTGGCCAAGAGTTTGCATCCGAAGATGAGCGTGCGCCGTTTGATGCTGAGATTGCGCAATATGATTCCGCTAACCCTGTTAAGTCTGTAGCAGAGCAGGCCGCCACAAGCCCAAATAACGACTTGCCAGTACCAACCAAGGCACAGAAAGAGGCAGGAAATTACAAAAAAGGCCATACCAACATAAACGGCCTTAATGTGTCTATTGAAAACCCAGCCGGTTCAAAGCGCGATCCAAAATGGCCTGCCTTAAAGAATCATTACGGGTATATCAAACGCACAACAGGCGCAGACAAAGATCAAGTAGATGTATTTCTATCTGATGATGCACACAACGAAGATCACCCTGTTTTCATCGTCGATCAAAATAATAAAGACGGCTCATTTGATGAACACAAGGTAATGATCGGTTTTGCTGATGAGAAGCAAGCACGCAAAGCGTATTTATCTAATTACGAAAAAGGCTGGACTGGGCTAGGTGCTGTCAAACAAATGAGCCAAGATGAGTTTAAGGCATGGCTTAAAGATGGCGACACTAAAGCACCCGCAGTAGAGAGTGCTGAAAATGATGATGCAGCTAAAGCTAACGCCATATTTCAAGAAGAATACGCCAAGGCTCACCCTGATCATGACAAGCCAGCTAATGATAGCTCTATCGTCAAAGCGCTACTGTCAAAAGACAATAATCAAATACGCCAGCATTTAAAATCGTTGAGCAACAATGCTTGGCGCAAAACATTTGAGCGTTTTACTGGGATAAAACTACCGCGCACCGTGAAAGGCACAATGGATGCTGTAGATGCCTTCACCGGAGTTTCACCAGAACAGCGCGCAAAGATTGACGCAGAACGCAAAGCCACTAAAGAAAAAACTAAAGTCGCTAAGGAGCTTGAAAGAAGCAAACACGCAGCAAGTAAAGTATCGGTCAAAGACGAAGATACTGGAGCCGTTACAAACGGCCAAGAATATATTGATAGCCTAATTGCTAAGGGCTTCTATAGAATACACAAAAGAAAAGAAGGCGCTATCACACGCACCTACTTGGCTAATAGCGAAGGCGATGCAATTAAGATTGTTAGCGATTCATTGCGCCGGTATGCCAAAGCCGCAATAGAAGAAGCTAAAAAAGTGTCAGCCGCGAAAGGTGAAATAGCATTCCCAGCTCTTGATGTAGTCAAAGAATCTGATACCGATGCAAAGTCCGATAAATCAGAAGAAGGCAAGCCTGATGAATTAGCAGATAAGCCATCCTTGCCGCGACAGTCAGAAGAAAAAGCACCTGAAAGCACAAGCGAAGATGCAGAAAACGTACCAGTAGAGGGCACAGAAAAAACAATCTATGAGCCGACAGCAACAGGCATTAAAGAGTTTTTCAAGTCTTTGTATAGTGGGGTGGCAACGCTTAGCGATTATAAGCAAATGTATTCTTCGTTTATGAATAGCAAAGACGCTTTCATAGACAGTTTGAACAAAGCAACAATTAAAAACCTGTTGCTGATGCTCAGTCCTATGATGCAACACAGGTACAAAAACGAAAAGAAAAGCGATATTGTTGATACTGTTTATCGAGAAACGCTAGAAAGCTTTTCGCTGCATAGAAACTATGGCCCTAACTCATATCTTGGTACAAGGGAAGGAATTGAAGCCCACAAAATAGCAAAGCAAAAGGCATTAGATGCGCTTGTTGAAAACACTACAGAAAAAGAACTCAGTGAAATACAAGAGCAATACAAAACGGAACTGGCTGAGCTAAACGAAGCTAAAAAAGAACGCAAGGAACTTGTAGAAAAGTCACTGGAGAATCCAGAAACATATCAAGAATACTTAAACTATTTTGGGTATAAAAAAGAGCAAGAAAAGAAAACACAAAAAGAAGCGCGCCGTGATCTTACGCTTGAGCAACGCATTAGGCTAGATAACCTAGTAGCGGATAAGCGAATGGCAGAGCGAGCCGAACGAAAAGACGAGCAAAGAGAGGTAAATGTAGCGAGCCAAACAGTTGACGGCAAAGTTATCAAGACGAAACACACTAAGTCCGGTATTGATCTTTTTGTAGTGCAGGCTGATGAGCGCGTCGAGCGTGATATTTACACGCTTTGGAATAGAACGGCAAAAAGTATGGGCGGGTGGTATTCAAAATACCGTCATGGCGGCGCTGTACCAGGCTTTCAATTCAAGAATGAAGAATCGGCAAATGCATTCTTAGAATTTATCGGCGGTAAAGCAGACGCAGCGCAAGAGCAGGTAAAGGCAAGGCGGGATGCGTTTGCTGACGATAAATCACAGTCTGCTACTGAGCGCTTGCGCGAAATGGCCGACAGGTTAGATAGCAACGCCGACGATGTATTAACCGCAGATAGAAAGGTCAACACGGCACGCAGGGCGCGTTTTGCTGCCAGTGCGGAAGCCTCGGCCAGCAGAGATAAAGCACTTGCCAAGACCATGAGAAATGTTGCAGACGGCATAGATAGCGGCTCAGTAAAGTACCTTAAAAGGCTCAGGCAGAAAGTGCAATTTGGTTACTTGAATAGCGTGCTTAGCAGCGCTAAACAGGCGAAGGTTCAAGAATTAAAATTGGACTATAAAGACCGCGATACTGCAATGGAAGCACGCCCAGATAAAGACCTTGTTGAGTACGCGCAATTTCCAGTTTACCAAGCATATCAAAGCGATCTAGCGAGCCTTGCGCGCAGGCTGTCCGAACTGGAAGGTACTAAAATGCTAAGCCGCAAGCTGATGAAAATAGCCGATGATGTCACAGCAGATTACATCGCATTCGTCAAAAAACCGGAAAACGCAAGACTGCTATACCTATTTTCTAAAGCCAACGGAGGCGCTGCTCATTTTAGCTCTAGGCCCATGGCTGAGAGGTCTTTGTTTAAGTCGAATCTTAAAGGCAAGGCAATTGTAGTGCAGGTAAAGCGCGGTCAGTTTGCCATTGTTGCCAGCCCGAAGGTAGCACTAGAAGAAGGGTTATGGAAAAACGACCACGATAAAAAGATAGTTCTTGATTATGAACTGGGTGAAAAAATCGTGGAGAAAGCAAAGGCAGACAAAAAGCTGGAGCTTCCATATTTAATTAGCAGCACATATGAAAATCTTGGCAGATTAAAAGCAATGGGGATACAAAGCCCGTTCGAGTTTAGATCAGCGCTGTACGAGTACGTGGATCATTTAGAAGGCGCAGCAAAGCCAAGCAAAATTAAAGAGCTTGAGCGCGCTATGATTGGCCGTGCCAAAGATGGGCTAGACTTCTTCCCAACACCAGAAGATACAGCGCAAGATATGATTGATGCCGCTGAAATAACAGAAGGCATGAAAGTATTAGAGCCAAGTGCCGGTATGGGGCATATTGCAGAAAAATTGCGTGATGCAGGCTTTGATCCAGACGTAATTGAATATAGTCCTAGCCGCAGAGAATTGTTAGAAGAAAAAGGGTTTAATGTTGTTGGCAGAGACTTTCTTGAGTTTAAAGGAAATAATGATTGGCAGCAGCTTATAACCAACATGGTTAGCCGCGACATTTTTATTGAGAGTGTTACCAATAGCATACAGAATGATGGTCAGAAAGTGCTTGATGCTGCAAGTGCAGCAGATATTGAAGTATTGCAAGCAATACAAAATAAATACGCGAAAGAGGCGGGCCGCAACCAAGGTGGAGGCGGCGCTGGGCCTGGAAAAGTAAAGCAGCCTAGGCGCGGGGCTGAGCCTGTTTTTAATGCTGCGACTATTGCTATTGAAAATATAAATAAAAAGGCTATTTACGACCGCATTATTATGAACCCGCCATTTTCGGATAGACGCGATGCGCAGCACGTCATGCACGCATACACTTTGCTTAAAGATGGTGGCCGCATTGTTTCGATCATGGGCGAAGGCGTGTTCTTTGGGCAGGATAAGAAAGCGCAAGCGTTTCGAGAATGGCTGGAATCGGTAGGAGGGACATCTGAAAAACTTGAATCAGGCACTTTCAACGATCCAAGCCTTCCGGTAAGCACCAGTGTGAACGCCAGACTTGTTGTAATCGACAAGCAAAGCGAGCCTAGCTCAAATGAAAATCAGCCTCTTTACAGCAAGCCAGAACCAGCAGACAAGCCTTTTAATTCGGCGCTATTAAAATCTCTTGAAGAAGCGAAAGGCGCTCCAGCCAAGGCGAGCGCTGATAACTGGAAGCAATGGCTAGACGGTGCGCAGCGACGCGGCGAAATTAAGCAAGCAGAGCGTGACTGGCTTGGTGTCACTGAAAGGCTGAACAAAATCACGCGCACATGGAAAGGTGATGCGCCTACTGTGCGTATTATTGAGACAGCTAATGAATTGCCAGCTAGAGGCAAAAGCGGTAGAGGATGGGAAACAGCCGAAGCATATTATGACGGCAGCAATACGGTCTGGATGATTGCAGGCAATCTTAAAAACGCATCACGCGCAGAGCAGGTATTGGCGCATGAAGTATTCGGCCATTACGGCGTTGAATCAATTGTCGGTAAAGAGCAGTGGAATCAAATAATGCTTTCAGCCGTAAAGATGAGAGCTGATACAGCGTCAATTAAAAACGCCGCATTGCGTGCTGCCGTTGAATCAACATCGCGCCGATATGCCAAAGCTACGCCCATGACCTATGCGAAGGAATTGATCGCTGTAATGGCGGAGCGAGGTGTTAAAGGCAGCATACTTGATCGTGTAATATCAGCAGCTAAGCGCTGGCTACGCGCTCTTGGCTTCGATGTTAAATGGAGCGATTCAGAAATGCGCGACTTGGTATCGCGTGGCATGAAAAACGTGAAAGAAGGTTCTGGCATTGGTGCAGCACCGATCATCCAAGCGCCATTTGCTACCGAGGGCGCAAGATCAGTACCTATTGACTCTATATTCGATGATTTTGCCGAAGAAGCAGGAAGGCCGATCAGTGAATTATTCCGAGAGATTGCCAAATATGATGATGCATTCAGATACCCGATAAGCGACAAAGAGACATTAGAAGGTGTTTTCAAAGACGTGATCGGATCAATGACTGTTAGTTATTCAGGAACAGCAAGCACCAGTTTTGTACGCGAAGATGGGCGCGAAAGCACGGCGCACAAGCACAAGATTAAAACAGCGGATGGCGAAAACGCTTATTTGTACATTGAGGACAAAGGCAATCGCATGTATTTGGATGCCTCAAGCCTCACGCCTGGACATTCCGGCGGCACAGCTATGTATATGGCTATCTTTAACTATGCGCGCAATGCAGGCAAGGTATTCGTAGGTGATCCCAATGGATTGAGCGATGAAGCCTTGCTACGACGTACTGAGCTAATGGCAGCGGCGGCACTGAAATTCGATGGCGACACGTCATTTATGCGGCCACATCCGCGCCAGACGGTTAAGGACAGGCCGTGGTTTAGTCCTGTGGCATGGGCAGAAGGAGAGCATGCCGATAATCTGGAATCTTTACTGTTATCGGCGTACAATAACGTCCTTACCTTCGCCCCATCGGTGCGCAATGCTACCTACGATTTCAAGACCGGACGCTTTTTGGGAGCTGATGGACAAGTTATCACCAAAGACGAACTGGCAAGAATTGCAAGCGGCGCTCGAAAAGCGTTTGCTGGCAGACCGCCAAGGTCTAATTACGCGAATGAGCGCAGAGAAGCAGCTTTTGGCCGCACTACGATTGCGCGAGCAATACTCGCAGCTACCGCTATACGCACACAAGGCCAAGAACAATCCGAAGTGGTGGGCAATGCTGGCCGGATCAGCGGGGCCAATAAGCGTTTAGCGCCTGATGGCCTTGGCGAGCTTCTTTACAGCCAGACAGAGAAGGACTTAATTGAAGTCGATGGCGTACAGCGCAGCACACTAAACAGCGACGGCAAGCCTATTCACAATACCGAGGAAGGGATAAAAAACTTCTGGCGCTGGTTCGGGGACTCTAAAGTTGTGGACAGCAAAGGCAGGCCGCTGGTTGTTTATCATAGAACCTCGGCAAGCTTTGACGCTTTTAATACTGAGAGAGGCGACTTAGGATCCCACTTTGGTACGGCAGAGCAGGCTAGGAATTTGCGTGGTGGCGTTCATGAAAAAGATACGCTCATGGACTCCACTGCGCCAGTGAAAACTATCCCTGTATATTTGCGGATAAATGAGCCAATAAAATTATTAGATCGTGGGTCGTTTCACGCTGATTCTGTTGCGCCGCAATTACTAAAAGCGGGTTTTATTGACAAGGAAAAATCAAAAAGGCTTTATTCAATTGGGGATAAAGGCACAGTTAATGAAAGAAGAACGGCGAACAATGAAATAAAATCCATACTCGCAGATCGCGGCTACGATGGAGTGGTGTATAAAAACAAACAAGAAGGTGTCGGGAATAGTTTTATAGCCTTCGATCCTGGGCAAATAAAATCAGCTATTGGTAATGCTGGTGAATATAGCGCAGACAATGACAGTATTTTATACAGTCAGCCTGAAACTGTATTTGACGAAATTGATAAAACCACAAAATCGCGCTTTGTTGAAGAAGCACGGAAGCGCTTAGATCAAATAAACCCGAAAAATCTGAAAGAAAACACAAGGCCTGCATGGCTTGGCGCACTTACATTGCGCCACTTAGCAGAATTGGCCGGTGATACCTTGCCTCAAGTAGGAAGATATGCATCCATTGTTCAGAAAATGGGTACAGACAGAAACAAACTGCAAGAAGCTGTAGGCAAGCAGTCCGAACATTGGGAAAAGCTGCAACGCAAAGACCGTAAAGGCGCAGCAAAAGCCGTTGAAGTAATGCACGAGTCAACACTTGAGGGTGTTGATCCTGACAGCGAATACCGGCCATTGACGTTTAAGCGCGAGCGGTTAGAAACAAATGCCAAAGGCACTGAATCTATCCGGTGGGTAGATATGGCTGTGACACCAAAGGAAATAAATGCACAGATTGCCGAAATTGCCGAAGGCATGAAGGGCAAGGACAAGGCAACACAGAGTAAGATGCAGGCGCGCATTGATAATCTTGCAGAATTGCTCACACAAGAGCGGCGCAGACGTGAAGCCTACCCTAGGCTGGTAAATAAGTTTAATGCGCTTAGCGAGGACTGGAAGCAGTTATACCGTGATGTAAAGCAATCGTACTTAGATCAATCTAAGGCATATGAAGATGCTTTGGTAGAAAAGGTTGAGGCGTTGATTGCAGATGGTGCTGTAGCTAAAGCAGAAACGGCAAAAATCAGGCAGCATTTTGAATCGGCTCGATTGACTGGCCCTTATTTCCCATTGGCACGATTTGGTGAGTTTTGGATTTCCGCTACTGACACTAATGGCGAAAAAGCCTTTTTCATGTATGAGAATATCCAAGATTGGCGTAAAGGTAATGCTGAGCTAAAGAAAAATGGATACAAAGTAAATAAAGCCGGACGAAAACTAGATTCGTCACGACAAGCGGATGGAGTTAGCACCGGCTTCTTGTCCGACCTTATGGAAGTATTAGACACGGCAAATGCTGGAGAAGCAGTAAAGGACGATGTGTACCAGCTTTACCTTAGAATGCTGCCTGATTTGTCTATTAGAAAACACAACATTCACCGGAAAGGCACGCCAGGTTATTCTTCTGATGCGCTCCGCGCATATGCTGGAAATATGTTTCACGGATCATTCCAAATTGCACGGTTAAGGCATTCACACAAGCTGGATGATGCGCTTAACAACATGCGCCAGAGTATCAAAGATATGAATGACACCGACCCAGAGGAAGCCGTGAAAGCCACGGTTATGCACAATGAAATGCGCAAGCGGCATGACTGGGTAATGAGTCCTAAAGACAGCGCCATATCTAACAAAATTAGTTCGTTAGGTTTTGCTTGGTATCTAGGACTTACCCCTGCGGCGGCTTTTGTGAACTTCACTCAAGTTCCGATAGTTTCATTTCCTGTTCTTGCATCAAAGTTCGGCGTTAAAAAAGCCTTTAATGCTTTGATGAGCGGCACACTTAGAGCGACTAGAAATGTCGATGGCAATTTGACACGCGGTTTATCCGATGAAGAACAGGCAGCATTCAAGGTCTGGTATGAATCCGGCGCTATTGATCGCTCACTGGCGCATAACCTAGCTGGCTTGTCAGAAACAGATACACAGGCTTATTCACCTGCTTATCGCCGAGTCATGAATGGCATTAGTTTTCTATTTCACAAAACAGAAGTGATAAACAGAGAAAGCACAGCCTTGGCTGCATTTAACCTTGCCAGAAAACACGGCATGAGTTTTAACGAAGCGACAGCCTACGCTGAGAACATTGTCTGGGAAACTCAGTTTGATTACTCGAATGCCAATCGCGCTCGGTTCATGCAGTCTGACGTTGCCAAAGTGCTGCTAATGTTCCGTCAATACAGCCTAAACATAAGCTGGTTACTGTGGCGTAATTTCTATCAGTCTTTCAAAGGCGAAACGCCGGAAGTTAAATCTCTGGCAAGAAAGAAACTTGCAGGTGTGCTTGGCATGACGGCCGCATTTTCTGGAACGCTTGGCCTGCCTTTAATGTCGGTTATGTTCGGCGTAGCTAATGCAGCGGCAGATGCATTTGGTGATGATGATGAACCGTGGGATGCAGAAACAGCCTATCGTAATTTCTTAGCCGATCACTTGGGACAAGATGCTGCCAGAATCATTACCAGCGGCATTGTGGAGCCTTTAACCGGCGCGGAAGTGTCTAGCCGCACTAGCTTAGATAATCTGTGGCTGCGTGAGCCTGACAGAGAATTAGAAGGCGCTGCTTTGGCTCATTATTGGATGGAACAGGTAGCGGGGCCAATCGGCGGCATATTCACTAATGCGTTAAAAGGTAAGCAATTGATCCACGAAGGCCAGACAATGCGCGGCATTGAAGCTATGGTTCCCAAAGCAATCAAAGATAGCATGCGCGCTGTGCGCTATGCGACCGAAGGCGCGAAGACCTTGCGCGGCGACCCGCTAATGGAAAGCTTATCAATGCCTGAGTCGTTACTGCAGGCTGCAGGCTTCTCTCCAGCCAGATTAAATGATAGGTACGATGCTAACAGAGCCATTAAAAACTATGAATCTACACTTTTAACTAAAAGACAGCGGATCATGGATGCATATGCTATGGCTGTGCGCAATGGTGATAACGAACTAAAAAGAGAAATGCGTCAAAAAATCAATGATTGGAACCGCAAAAACCGCGACCTAAGAATTGATCACGACACATTGCGACGGTCTTTAGCCCAAAGAGCCAGATATTCAGACCGTGCAACGGCAGGTATCGTTGTAGATAAGCGCGTAGAGAAAAAAGCCAGAGAGCAAGGCAGGTTCGCTGAGTAGTTTATGTGGTTTTATCCACTTTAATAATAGCGCTTGTCAAATCCTTAGTTTGTGGAGCGCCCAGAAGGATTTGAACCCTCAACCCTCGGTGTAGAATACCGATGCTCTATCCAATTGAGCTATAGGCGCGATTGTGTATCCATCCGCTAAAACATCCTTGCCTCTAACAAAAACGACAGCCTTTGTCCCTTGTTATCGCATAGGTTATTAAATGACCGCGCTTGATTGCATACAGATAACTGCGACTACATGTCTGAACTACCTTGCGTTTTACTGCGCCACCAACATTGCTGCTTGAAAACTCAAACTCGGCGTCTATATTTCGGCCTGCGAAGCGCTGATTCCAGCGCTTTCTTGCGTGGTCACTGATTCTGAATGTTCTAGTGGCCATCCATTATATCAGAAATCATAAAAGTCAATGCGCCTACCACTTGAGATCGGCTTATTTCTTTTCCAAATGCCGCATAATTTGGATCTCCTTCTTCGTCCTCCCAAACGACTACAGCATATTGCGCATCTGTATCGCCTGACTCTATCCTGTCCGCTAACTGCCTCAAGCACGAAGGAACATTATCTATTTTATATTTGCGCCATTTAAGTATTGATCCCATAACTACCTTTCATTAGTCTATCACTTATGTAAATCAAAACAGCTTGCCTTTCATTATTTGCAATATATGAAAGGCAAGAATTAGTGCCGGATTGATAGCGCCAGTCCGGTGCTGGTGGAATTTCCGCGCTATCGCGGTTTATTCTTTCGGCTTCATCAAATCGCCGTTGACCTCATATCGCTTGCGGTCTAGCTCGCGCACGGTGTCGATTACATCGCTGGCATAAAACACCTCGGCCTGCGTGTAGTTTGCTTTGTACTCTCGGTTAATGATTTTTGCTTTGTGCTCGGCAGCTAGCCAGCCAAAGCCGTATGTCACAAACAGAATAGCAATTATCGCGCACGCGCCAAGCCCAAGAACACCTGTTATCGCACTGATCATGGGGATTAAACCATATCCAATACTGCTGTAATAAAGCAGCACACAAGACGCTACTAATAATATAACTGCCGCCATTAAAATATAAATCATAATCATCCTTTGTTAGTGCTAATGCTAGCTTTCAAACAAGTATTAGCGGTTATTGGTTGGCTAAAATCCCGTCTGTTATTTCAGACAATCGGTTAGCTTGTGCTGTAATGTCCTTAGCCAAACCGTATAGATGAGCGCCGACAGTTGATTTGGGTAGAGAAGGCTCGCAGGATGCATCACTTTCTACTTGTTTTGTATTATCAGGCGGAACAACAATCTGGGCTGTGGCTAAACCAAGCCTTTGTACTTTATCAGTTAATAGTGAAATGCTTTTTTCTAAGTCATTGATCTCACTAAAAGCATACTTACTTTCGCCGCATCGTGCTTTTTCTGCATCTGCGCGCTTTGTATCTTCATATCTCATAAATCACCATCCTGTTTTGTCGTGAATGAAAGGGATATCGTCGTCAGGCGCTTCGCTGTACTCATTGCGCGAACCGCCTCGGCCTTGTGGCTTGTTGCTATTTTGGCTACGTTCGTTGCTTTGACTGCTTGGCTTGCCTCCAAGCATTTGCATTTCGTTGGCGATTACATCGGTGCTGTAGCGCTCGACACCTTGCTTGTCTGTGTATTTATCGGTGCGCAATGCACCTTCGATATAGACTTGTGAGCCTTTTTTCAAATGCTCACCTGCAATTTCAGCGAGCTTGCCGAAAAACTTGATTCGCACCCACTCGGTACGCTCCTGCTTTTTGCCGTCTTTATCCTTCCATTCCTCACTGCAAGCAATAGAAATAGTCGTTATTGCTGCACCTGACTGTGCATAACGTACTTCTGGATCGTTACCTAAATTGCCTATGCCGTGCCATTTATTAACTGAACGTGCCATTTAATTTCCTTTTACGTTTTGGGTAGTTTTCTAAAGCGTGGTGTCTTGCGTGTTCTGAGCGCGTCATTAACTCTAAATTGCCTATCTGGTTATTCGCCCTATTTCCATCTTTGTGGTGCACAATTTCATTTTTTTTAAGCCTTCTGCCAATGTGCGCCTCATATTCTACTGATGACCCGGCTGGCAGCATCGCTGACAACGTGCTATTTATATCCTCCGAATGCCTACATAAAATCAAATGATCTACAAAATCGGCTAAGCAGGCATTTAACCTATCTTCCGGCACTTGTAAAAAATCCGTGACTGTCCGTATTTCGTAGCTGTCAGCCATCATCATTCTCCGTTAGTGTTGTCTTGTGTCGTGTAAATGTTGTTATATTTTCCGTTCATCATCTGCCTTTTTTTGCTTGTCTAGTGCATGTTCAAGGTGCATTCTGTCCATCATGTGCGTTTCAGCGATTTGCTTTAGTCTTACCATTTCACGGTTGGCTTCACCTTCGGCATGTTTAAGTCGATCAATTTCATATGTGATAAATGCGTATGGCTCTCTCATGTCTGGCATTTCATTCTCCGGTAGTGTGGTTGTTAAAACCCGTTAAATTCAGGTAGGTTTTCGTACTGTTCGATAGTTAAATAAATGTCAGTAAGCGTGTATATGCAATCACCTGAGTTTATAAAATCGTGGACTTCTGATGGCTTGACAACGCACCATCTACCGTCATATCCAACCTTAACAAAATGCTCTGTTTTGTGCTTGGCACAATGGGGATGATGATTACTTATAGGATACGTATCAGTATGGACTCGCGCCCATGATACGCACTCACAATTAAACTCACTCATGTCTGTCCTTTGTTGCTAATCAAGTTCTGTTTCTGTTGTCTCGTTTATGATGCGAGCACTAATACCCAGCTCGCTTATGTGACCATAGCCTGCTGTAAATTCATCTAGATGATTTTCAGATTTCAACCACGCTATATGTTTAATGTGGTCATCTATTTCATGATGCGGGTAGAAATTCCGCACGTATTCAGCTATAAATTCCTTAGTAAATTTAGACACATCAATCTCTACTTCGATTTCTGTTGTTCGAGTCACAATCACGGTTTTTTTCATACAAGCAAATTTATTTATCTCAATCACAACTCACCTCCACAGTATTCAACACTCGCCATTATTGTTCCTTTGTTGTGTTAGATATCGTGTGTTCGATCTTTATAATTTGTCGCTTATGGTCGTATGGTAATAATGTGGCAGGCCATCGAACAGCCAAGCCACCAACATGACACTCACCCCATGTTTTGTTGTCGTCAATGAAGCTACCATAATGTATCCGAGCGCTGGCATCATGTACCGCGCTAATAAATCGCATGCCTTCATCAACACTATCAAGCTCAATTGCCACGGGCGGCTTTAATCCGTGCGCTTTGAATGCATGGATGAGCCTATTAAAGTTGTCTATTAAATCTTCCATCATCACTCCTTGCTGTTGGGTGTTAGTCAATTCCAGCCACATCTTTTAGGTTCTGGACATCTAAACTAATAGCCTCTACTTTCTCGATGAATTTCATCGTGCCTTTTTCTATCGCCACATCTTTACCAGCAATTACTAATGCGTCTCTCACATTCAACATAAGCGATCCAAAAGTGATGCGCACAGCGCCATCTTTAATCATGTCAATCGGAAGATTGATAACGAGGTTTAACTGATGATCTTTTTGCTCCCTGTTAATAGAACTAACAAAGGTATTGGTTTGAGTTGTGCAAAACTCCTTCCACTCCCTGTAAGACTTATCATTTAATTTATCCTGCAATTCTTTAACTTTATTTATCATTTTAATCCTTTGCTGTTGGGTGTCTTTCTCATTTGAAAGCCTTTAGTAATGATTCAAATTCTTGTTTTGCGCCAAACGCACTAGCCGCCCAATCCACCCTGGCCGCCCTAGCCGCGCTGGCCGCATTAGCGTGCGCTATTGACCATCTTTCATCATCTGCCGGTACTTTTAAATCATGCAAGTTTCGCACTTCGCGCAAAGAAGATAAAACGGCTTCTGTATAACTGTCAGCCGTCTGCGCTTGAATTAAGTCAATCAAACGCTGCATACGATCCGCTGATATTTTGTGTAGAACGTCAACCATGTTTATACCAACCGGAATAGACTTATAGAACTCTAAATGAAAGGCTTCAGGATTTTTGATATTTTCAAATATCCAATCTTGCAAATGGATCAACCACTCTGGCAAGCATAGATGTTCAGCCACCACCGCATGGTGATCTGATCTAGAAGGGTCTAGGTCTTTTGCAAAGCACCCGACACTGCAAGTATCGTAGCTACCTCTAGCCAAGAGCCCTGCGGTTACGTGTTGCTGGGCTAATTGTACTGCTTCGTCTTTTAATAGCTGATTATTGTTAAAGCTGAGCATGATTATTCCTTTTTGTTGGCAGTGTTTGTTTACTGATTGCCATTATTGTTCCTTTGTTGTCTGTTCAATTAGCCTGCTAATGTCCCCAGTCAGTCTTTTAAATGCCCGAGCGAAAGATGCAGGCGATATTTGTTCGTATGTGTCAAGTGTTGAACTAGAAACCCCATACTCTCTATCTATAGATATCCGACCATCTTTATCTGTTTCAAAAAACACGGCGATAAGACCATCATCTGCATCTATAATTTTGAGATAAAACAACCAGTAATCGCTTTCTTTGCTCGGGCAAGAATAGCTATTGCGTGCTCGATAGCATTTACCTAGATACGGGGTGTTTTTTGATTTCCGCTCTATAGATTCAATTTTATCTAGCTGAGAAAGCAAGCTGTCTATTTCTTTTCTTAGTTCGTTTTTTCTCATCACTCACCGCCTTGTTTTAGCATTGCGTCCAGGAGCAGGTGCAGTCTTTCATCCCACACCGGCTCTGTTAAGTAACCCCCAGCCACTGGCTCGGTTAAAATAAATCCGCCGCCTTTCGAGCGCTCCACCTTCCACCCATCAGGCAGCAGGGATGGTTTTGCTCCCGTCAGGTTGCGCTTAATGAACACCCAGTCTTTATGCTCAATACGAATATCACGCACTGGCACATCGTTACCCGACTTAAACCGCAAGTCTGTGTGCTCAATAAATTTTCGTAGCTCGGTTTTTAATTCTTTACTCATCGCTCTTACTCTTGTTTTCCTGCACAGAATTAGAGCGACTGTGTTTATACTTATACGGAGGCGACCACCTAAGCATCGGCAGAAATTTTCTCTTTATGTCAAATATGTACCACGATAGCGGGTTTTCGCGACAGTGATGCAGGATATTCATCTCTACGCGGACGGGGTGGCGTTTATCTAATTTTTGCTCTACAAACTCTCTTAACGTCATCGATCTTTGATCATTCATTTCTTTCATCACACTTGCTCCATACTTATTACATAGTCGATGCTCTTCGATCCCAACAACCATCGACACGATGCCCAACTTATCTTTGGACTGAGCATCTTTCAGTGCGGATTTAATTTGTTCGTCTGTTAAGTTCATATCTATTCCTCAATGATTAGGACAGTCTTTATCGGTAGGCGGTAGCTCACTGCTCATGGTTAATCCTCTAACCGATGTGCATAGCAAGAATGGATTTTTCTAGTTGTGTCATTGAGACATTACTATCTATAATTTCTAATAGTCGATGCTCTTCTATTCCCGTAACCATAGAAACAATGTCTAATTTATCTTTTGTCTGTGCATCTTTCAGTGCAGATTTAATTCGTTCGTCTGTTAAGTTCATA